GGATCACCCAGCAGGCGTATGATTGGCTGGTGGACGAGGGGCATATTCCCATACGCCGGAAAGGCGAGGAATAGAATGCCGAGGAGGCGAGGATGAGCGAGCACGAATTTCAACAGGAGTTCATTGAGTTCTTTCGAGCCGCCGCACCCAGCTACCCGCAGCCGGTGGCGGATTATCCACTCGGCGATGGCAAGCGGTTTGATTTGGCGTGGCCTGAGCAGCGAATCGCTGTCGTGTTGGGTCAGCCGGGTGATCCTGTTATCCTGACCAGCAACGAGTGGACAGTCCTGGCGTTTTCGCCACAGCACTGGGCGGCGGATTCGCAAGACATTATCAGGCGGGTCAGACGTGCGCTTGACGCCTGACCCCGCTCTATGCTACGCTGTAGATAACCCTGGCCTGCTATGAACAGACCAGGGCACGGTCTTCGATTACTCGAAGATTGTCCAATCTGGCTCGCTGCCTAACATGGGCAGCGATGCCTTTTCTAGCCAGTAGACTTCCCATTCGTCGCCCACTTTGCGACCCACGTCAACCAGAATGCTCATGCTGTTCTGCTCTAAATCGAACACATAAGCCCATTCACAACCCACATCGCTGGTCTGATTCAGCGGCATGGGTGCTTCACCCCGCGCTTGGTAGCACAGGGGCGGTAACGGCTTGCCCGTCTGGTAATACTCGCTCGTATCGTGTATCCACGTCGGGCGCTGAGTCCAGTCGGCTTCGACAATCGTTGACCAGCCTTCGGGGTGAGCGTCTATTAACATCTCCACCATTGCCGGCAGCAGGCCGTTGTAAATGTCGTGGTGGAGCTTCCACAACGCACGCTCTAACCCGCTTGGATACCCGTCCCAATGGTGGTATGTTCCCCGCCACTGGCCCCTAATCCGACTTTCCCAAACACCGATTGCAGCTCGCGTAGACATATGCTTTCTCCTTTCGACTACGCTTAAGGGCTTCGCCACCCACTCTTACACTTTGGTTCGCAGTTGCAATCTGCGCTACCGGGGTTGTCCGCCCCCTGCTTGCGGTGATAATCTCTTGATTATCAATGTTGTTGCGTTACCCTTATGATTTAAGTATATGCGATTGTAAGCGAAGGTTGCACCCTAGGAAGTGGGGGTATCACTGCGAAATCGAGTAGGTAAAAAAGTTCACAAGCAGGCTATTATCCTTCGACCCTACACGGTAGGGCAGGGGGATTTGACGAGTAGAAATTGTGTGCTATACTCTGGTCATGCCAGCGCATGGACAGCCTGGCGGCCAGTGGTCGTCATGGGCGAGAAGGGTCGCGGCCTTCTGCTGGCACATGCGAACACCCGCTAAGGGTGCGAGCATCGGTGGGGTAGTTTGGCAGTTCTCCCCAAATAACAAAAACTGCCCCTTAATAACGATTACTTTTTAGCCCAATGATCGTCACTGGCCGCCGATGCCGGTGCGCGGGACGGGCTACGAACCCTGGAGGCTGGTCAGCGCAGCGCCAGGGAGCAGATGTAACCGCCCGATGCGATGGTGAATTCGGGCGGTTTGTTTTGTGGTAAAATCGTGGGGTAGCAAAAAGAACAACACGCTTTGGCGTGACGGTGAGGGAGATGGTCAGCCCCACCCCCGCGATGAGGCTTCTGTAGGCATACCAGAAGAGTACGCTGAGGGGTTAGTATCAACTCATGCTTAGACACCCGCTACGTGCCCCGGTGAAGGGGCGTTTTGCTTTCTGACCATGAACTGACCCGTCGCGACTGGTCAGCGACCATGAACCGTCGCGACGGTTCACGACTGGTCATCAATAGCGCTCATTTGTGCTATACTGAGCGAAAAGCAACAGCGAGGTGAAGCATGGCAGACAGGCGATTGGCAGACTACGAGCAGGCTTTCCGGCGTACAATTGAATTGGCCGACCGGACGCGCCGGATGACGGCGCAGCGGGACCGGCTGGTTGAGGCGGTGCAGTACGCGGATAGTGAGGCGAACGCCGCCTTGACGATGCAGGCCGAGGGCAATATCCGATTTACGGTTATGCAGGAACAGCTTCTCCGTGAGGGTGTTGCGCGCGCCGAACTGGATGCCGTGCGTCTTGCCGTTATCGGGCCGGAGGTTGATTTCGCCCCAGAGGGGCATAGGTCGGCCAAAGCCGACGAAATCAAGCCGGTGGTTGAAGAAGAAGTAATCATTGAGGAGTCGGCTGTCGAGCTGAATTCCATCCGCGAAGCGGACACGGTCGCCGCCGGCGATGGAATTCACTCCGAGGAGAAGACGGATGACGTAGAGGCCGAAGCAGAAGCGGTCGTCGAGGAGTCGGCTGTCGAGCTGAATTCCATCCGCGAAGCGGACACGGTCGCCGCCGGCGATGGAATTCACTCCGAGGAGAAGACGGATGACGTAGAGGCCGAAGCAGAAGCGGTCGTCGAGGAGGCCGAGGCCGAGCCGGAAGCGCAACCGCAATCTCGATCACGCAGCAAATCGCGCTTTTAGAACGGGCGTGCGTATATGGTGGACGAACAGGCGGCTGACAATCTGAAGCCGATTGAGCGGTGGACGGACAAAGAACGGCTGTTCGTTGACAAGTATTTCGAGCTGAATCTGAATGGCACGAAAGCGGCCATTGCCGCCAAATACTCGAAGAAGAGCGCGCGCCAGATCGCCTCGGAGAACCTGTCAAAACCGTATATCCGGGCGGAGATTGACCGCAGGCTGAAGCTGCTGGCGATGGGATCCGACGAGGTGCTGGCGCGGTTGGCGCAGCAGGGCAGGGGGGACATGCGCGACTTCATCGGCCTGACACCTGCGCGGCTTGCCAAGCACCCGGAAGGCAACCTCATCAAGAAGATCGAGCACACGATTGAGTTTGTGGGCGAAACCCGCGTTGAAAAAATCAAGGTGGAGCTTTACGACGCCCAGGCGGCGCTCAACCTGATTGGCCGCCATCACAAGCTGTTCACTGACAAGCACGAGCACACGGGCAAGGATGGCGAGCAGTTGATTATCGCCGTGACCAAGATGGACGTGAGCGAACTGTGACCTACGTGGTGGTACAGACCCCGCCGGAGAGCCGTGTGGGACGCGCTTATTTTGGCGGCGCGCGCGAATTCTGGCGCTACCAGGGGCACGAGTGCATCCTCGAAGGCCCATACGAAACCGGAAAAACGATTGCCGCGCTCGACAAGCTGCACAACCTGCTCTGCAAATATGGCGGCGCGCGGGCGCTCATGACCCGCAAAACGTACAAATCGTTGGTGCAGAGTGCTGTCGTGACCTTCGAGCAGAAGGTGCTGCCCGTCCCCCCGGATCACCCCGACAGCGGCGTTCGTAGTTTTGGCAAGTCAAAACCTGAATTCTACGATTATCCGAACGGCAGCCGCCTGGTCGTGGCCGGACTGGATAATGCCGACAAAGTGCTCTCATCGGAATACGATTACATCTATTTCAATCAGGCCGAGGAGGGGACGCTCGACGACTGGGAGAAGCTGCTGGGACGGGCGACAGGGCGCGCCGAGAATGTCCCCTATCCGCAGGTCTTCGGCGACTGCAACCCGGACGTGCCGACGCACTGGATCAAGAATCGCAAGACGCTAAAACTCTTCCGGCAGCTCCACCTGCACAACCCCACGCTCTATGACCAGGCGACGGGTGAACTCACCGAGCGTGGCATGAAGACGATGGCGATTCTCAACTCGCTCACCGGCCTGCGCTACAAGCGGGGCGTGCTGGGGCTGTGGGTGGGCGCGGAGGGGTTGGTGTACGAGGGCTTCGACCCGGCGGTGCACGTCATCCCGCGCTTCGACATCCCGCCGCTGTGGACGCGGTACTGCGCAGTAGATTTCGGCTATACAAACCCCTTCGCCTATGGCTGGTTTGCGGTAGACCCGGATGGGCGAGTGTACCTGTACCGTGAGATTTACATGACGCGCCGCACCGTGAAGGTGCACAGCGAGCAAATCAAGCGGCTCACCGGCGACGAGCGGATTTTTCAGACCATCGCCGACCACGACGCCGAAGACCGGGCGACGCTGCACGAGAACGGGATTATTACGGTGGCCGCCAGGAAGGACATCACCACCGGCATCCAGTTGGTCGAGGAGCGGCTGAAGGTGCAGCCGGATGGGAAACCCCGCTTCTTCATTCTGGAAGACTCGCTGGTCGAGGCGGACACCGCACTCTACCGCGAATATCCGGGTGACACGCAGCCGGTGAACACCGAGCAGGAGTTTTCGAGCTACGCCTGGCCGGACGGCAGGGACGGCAAACCCAACAAGGAAGTGCCGATTGACATGTACAATCATGGTCTTGATCGCGTTCGCTACCTGTTCAAACACCTGGACGGCGGGGGCGGTACGACGGTGAGCACGGGTAAAGCGGTAGGCTTGTATAGGGGACGGCGATGATTCTTTTTGGTCGAAAGCGCGAACCGAACGGCAACAAGCCGGTGAAGCAGATGGCCGTCGAGATGATCGGGCGGGTGGCCGCGCCGTTCGTGCGCGTCTACACGTCGCTCTCTGTTGACCGCACGCGGCCCGACGAGCGCTTTTATGACCGCCTGCTGCGCAGCAAAGAGCCGGGGTACGAGCTGGGCGGGCTGTTTGCCAGGCCGACGGCGGAGACGCTGGCCGACTGGACGCTGGGGCAGGGGTTCACGGCCACCAGCGGGGACGACGCGGTGGACGAGCGGCTGGCCGAGTTTATTGAGGAACACCTGGACGACATCATCAAAGCCTACAAGGGCGCGCTGGGGCGGGGCAACGCCTATCTGGTCGTCAACCCCGACGCAACGCTCACAGGCGTGTCGCCCGACATCGTAGAAAAAGAGACCGACGACTTGGACCCGCAGCGCACCACCGGCTTTAAGATCACTTCACGGCTGGAGAAGTTCATTATCGTTGACCACTACACGCTCAAAGGGCGCGAGGTGATCATCAAGCAGACGGGGATAGTGGACGGCAAGGTCGCCACCAGCGCCGAGCCCCCGATCGAGTTCGACAACCTGACCGGGCGACTGCCGGTCATTCACTTCGCCGAGGACATGGGCGAGAACGAGATTTACGGCCACCCGGTGCACGACGGTCTGGTCAAGCTGTTTGCGCGCTACGACGACGTGCTCAACGCCGGGCTGGACGGCGTGGAGATCATGGGCCGTCCCATAGCGGTGGCCGAGGGACTCGAAGATCCGGAGCAGACCAAGCGGGCGATGGCGACGGGTGAAGAAAATGTCCGTGACAAGGACGGCGTTATGCAGACCGTGCCCGTGATTGATTTTCAGCGGCTTTCGATGCTGTTTCTTGGCAAGGGCGGCTCGTTCAAGTTCGCCAGCCCTGGCTCGTTTAGCGCGGACATGGTGGCGCTCCTGAAGAAGCTGTTTTATCTCATGCTGGAACACATCCGCATCCCCGAATGGGTGTGGGGCGGGGCAGTGCAATCGTCGAAGGCCAGCGTGGACGCGCAGATGCCCGCCTGGATCAAGGTCATCCAGGGGCGGCAGCGCACGCTCAAGAAGACGCTGGTGGAACTGTTGGAGGTGTGGCTCGCCACAGCCGCGCTCGTCGAGCCGCTCTCGACGAATGTGAAGATCGCCGTTGACTTCCCCGACCTGGCGGGCGAGGACGAGAGCCTGAGTATGCAGTGGCTCACGCTGGCGCTGGAGAACGGCCTATTGACGGACGAGTCGGCACTCTCCTTCATCAACCGCCACGTCGAGATCGTGGAGGACGTGGCGGCGGAGATTGCGAAGGCCAGGCAGGAGGCCGAGGAGAAGCAGGAGCAGTTCGCCGCGCGGGTGGATGAAGAATTGAACCGGCGCGAAGCGGACGAGGACGAGCGGGAAGCGGAGGCGGTGGCGTGATGGTGCGACTGAAACGGCTTTATGCCCGACTGCGCTGGCGCAACTTGATAGGCGTGCATTTTTATACCTGGTTTCGAGAGAACGGCGTTGAGACTCGGCGCGAATATTGGGTGTTAAGCCGCTCGAAGCAGGGCGGTGACACGTGGACGGTCAGAACCGATATGGGGTCACTCTTTTATGGCCATGGCGGGAAATTTATTCGCCAATGCCTTGTCGAGAAGGTTGTCATTGAGATGTGAGGGGCGGTGGCGTGATTTATCAACCTTTATCGAACTTTATCTCCCTGCTAGATTGGGCAGGGTTCGGCGTGCTGGTCTACGTGAGCGGGCTGGCGTTCGCGCTCATATCGCTGGCGCTGGGACTGACAGGTGATGAGATGATGCGCGTTTTTGCTCTCCATACTGTTGGTTGTGGGCATGTATGCCGTTTGGGACGAATGGAGACAGGGTTGACCTGTCCCGGTTCGCGCCCCTGGAATAAGCACCGCTACGACTGGTGGCGACGACGGGGCGTGGCGCGATTGCCGCGCTGGGGACTGGTCGCGGCGGGTGCCGGTGATGGTGGACGAAGACGAAAGAAGCGTCAAGGAAGCATTAATTACCGGCGCAAACTCACATTTTCATAGATAAACTGAGGGAGTGGGATGGCCGTTTATCCAATACCTGTTGAGCGACTTGATGCCTTGATCGAAGATGCTAAGGTGCGAGGTTATTACTATTGGAAGCGCACCGATCATGACCAGGTCGTGAATACCATCTGGCCTGACCATGAGGTACGTGCTCAGGATGGAACGGTTATAGGGCGTAGCTATTCCTATAATTGGGCATGGGTGCAGGCTTTCCGTGCATTGGGATTGATACCGCAGTAAGAATACTACTCCTGATAAGTGCGCTTATCAGGAAGTAAATTGTGGAGTTAGGTTTTAGTAGTATGGCAAGAAAGAAATCTGAAACTGAACATCAAATATGGTTCGAGTGTGAACTGTACAGAGACGAGTGGCTACGCAACCGCCACCGCTTTCGCAGTGTAGATGCGCTACTGGAAACTGTACTGCCTTTCATGAGGGCGCGAGGATTTACTCGCATTCGAGTGCTCAACCAAAATGAGGTGCCAATTGATGAGTTTGATTATCCCCCTACACCACCGACCACCGACTGAGAAGATCAAACAACCGACGGGCATGGGCGACATTCTGCCTGTGTACATTCGTGGCAAGTGGGTCTACACAAGCTACTGCCAGGATTTTCGGGATTACGTGGATGGCAGGACGCCTGGCTTCACATCCTCGCAACTGGCAAAGTTGGGGCTGCTGGAAAAGTGGGAAGGGACATTGCCGTATGGCCGATTTTGCTAACCACCGCGACCCCAACGAACTGCCGATGGAACTTGTCACCCCGCTTGTTGAAGGGAAAAAGGTGACCTTTAAAATAGGCGCTACCAAAAACATATGGCAGGTGACGATTCACACAGAAGACGGCAAATTCCAGGGTGAATGGTCGGCGAGTTGGGGGTGGTCGGCGCTGACGGCATTGTGGGCTGAATATGAGGCGACGGATGCCGCTGTCTAACAGAACCACCATGCTGCGCGCGCTCAAAGGCTTCGACACTGACATCAAGGCGGTACTGCGCACGGTGGCCGACCAGGCGCGCGGGCGGTTGACGCTGATGGCCTCCGCCGACGGCACTATTCACCGCCGCAGCCTGCCGCTGGTGCAGCGCGATGTGGGGCAGATGATCGAGCGCGTGTTCGTCTCCGCCGACGGGCGCAGCGCCTATGGGGCAGACGGGGTGACGCCGCTGTCGCCTTTTGCGCGGACGCTGAACAAGTGGGCGGTGCGGGCGACCGTGCAGATTGTCACGCAGCACAGCATATATATTGCAAACCATATTCCTGACGATGTGGCGGTATGGTTGTCGCCGGGTAGACGCTTTATCGTTGAGCAGGTCGCCAGCGAGCGGCTGCTTAGCCCGCAGGCGTTCGTCGAGTACGAGAGCACCTGGACGTGGCTCGATCAGCGCGGCTACCAACTGAGCGACCGCATCTGGAACACGGCGCTGGAGACACGGCGCAGGGTGGACGCGCTGCTGGCGGATGGGATACGGTCGGGCAGACCGGCGCTCTCTATTGCACGGGAGCTGGAGCAGTTCCTCATGCCAGGGCGGGCGGCGCTTAGAACCAGTCGCCCTTACGGGCAGGACGTGAGCTTCTATGCCATGCGGCTGGCCAGGACGGAGATCACCCGGCAGGCGGGGCAGGTATTTCTGGCGGCGAGCCGTCAGAACCCGTTCGTCGAGGCGATTAACTGGAACATCAGCGGCAGCCATCCGAAGGCCGACGAGTGCGACACGCTGGCGGCGGGGTCGCCCTATGAACTGAACAACGTGCCCGATTACCCCGCCCATCCTCACTGCCTCTGTTACCTGACGACGGTGACGCGGCCACAGCGTGAAGTGGTGGACGAACTGCGGGTGATGATGGATGAAGGGGAACAGTCCTATGTGACGCCGCTCGACATGCGTGGATTCTTAGAGCAGATGTTGGGCGTGGTGCTGGCAGCGCTGGCGCTGCGGGAGCTGGTACAATCATGACCATGATGACAATTCCTGAACGTAAAGCAATTGTTCAACTGGCCGAGCGTGCCTGCGAACGAGCAGGGGTGAAACTCCATTTCTTTGACCTGGGCGAGAACGAGTGTGCCAGTACCAGCGACTTTCCTGGGGCGGCATCACCGTATCAATCAAGCCAGGCGCGAAGATATTACTGTTCGTGGTCGAGAGCGAGCGGGGTCTTAAGCATGGTATCCAGATGGACTGGGATCAGTTCACGTTGGAGGCGCTTGAGGAACGAATATACCGTTTCGCTGTGGACCGGACGAAAGGTCCCTATCCAAATCTCTAGCGAGTGGTCACGGCGGTGAAAGTAAAGCCCTAGCATATTTGTGCTACACTAATAAACGATGATTCAACGCGCGCGGCGCGTAGACCTGAGCGTCAGGTTTGCGGGTCGCGTTTTTATCTGTATTTGAGAAAGTTTGAGGAGTACGCATGACCGAGAAAACAGCGGTCGCCTCCGAGATGCTCTACGTCCAGGTGAGCGAGCTGCGCGGCAGCTACCCCGAAATCACCTTGCCCACTGACGTTGACGTGGAAGGGCTGGGGCCAAACCCGATGTTCGTGACGCTGCCCGTGATGCCGCGGCAGGCGCGCTCCGGTAATGGCCGCAAGTACGGCGGTGCGTTTGGTTCGGCGCTGGAGCGCGAGATCAACGACAAGCGACCGGAGGGCGGCTTCGGCCATCTGCGCGATGACGAACGCGCCACCCGCTATGACCCGCCCGACATCCGCTGGCTGCGAGCGCAGCGGGACTCGAACGGGACGGTGTGGGCAAAGGGTATCGTACTGACGCAGAAGGCACGGGATCACTTCCGGCAGGCGAAGGCCACCGGCGCGCGCGTCGCCACCAGCATTTACGGCTGGGCGAGCGAGCAGGGCGGCGAGGCGGTGGACATTGACCTGGAGAAGCTGGATATTGCCGACCCCACGCGGGCGGGCATCCGCGAGGCGGTGGCGCCGCCACATATCACCAGTGAAATGGAGGATGGAGACGGCGCGGCTGATCCCACTCCAACGGATGGAACAAACAACGACGGCGTGACGACGGTGCTGGTGGAAACCCCTGCCTCAGAAACACCCGTTATCCAACAGGAGAGTATCGTGAACGAAGACTTCGACAAGATGATCGCAGAAATGCGCACCGAACGCGACAACGCGCAGACGGCGCTGGAGCAGCGCAATACATTAGTCGCCGAGCTTCAGCAGCTCGTGCCCGGCAGCGACCTACTGGCGAGCGTGAAGGTGCTGGTGTCAGAGATCGCCGACCTGCGCAAGCAGGTGCTGACCGCCGAGATCGCCGAGGTGATCGCGGGCGAGGTGAAGCTGGCCGATCTGCGGCCCATCATCAGCGAGATGTTGGGGCCGGTGGCGAGCAAGGAAGCGGCGCAGGTGCGCGTGCGCGAACTGCTGCAAAGCGAACACATCCAGCGGATCGCCAAGTCGCTGGTGCTGGAACTGGGCGGGCCGCGCGTGGTTGTCACCACGCAGGGGCTGGCCGCCAAGTTCGAGGACACGCCGGAGAAGCGGGCAGCGGCGCGCGGAAACTTCGGAATTTAATTTCGTCTGATTTCGTCGGCGGAGCCGACCTATGCCCCTCTGGGGCGAAATCAAAACCGACATAAAGAGGGAGTGGAACCATGGGAGTGACAGCGGCAAAAGTGCGACCCCTGGAAGGGGCGATCTTACGGCGGCGGCGGGCAGGCGGCGCGGGGACGATGGGGAACGTCGTCTACAATGCCGCCGACGGCGATGTGGAAGCGGCGCGCGCCAATGCGGCGGCGACCAGCGAGGCGATTGGCGTCCTGGTGGAGGTCAACGAGCCGGGTGAGACGACGGTGGCCGACGGCGACGGGTGCACGATTGTGACGTTCGGGCCGGTGGGCGGCTACGACTCGCTCACGCCCGGCGCGATCTACTACCTGAGCGACACGGTGGCAGGCGACATCACAGCCACCGCCCCATCGGGCGCGGGCAAGTGGGCCAAGTCGGTGGGCTACGCCGAAAGCGCCGGTATTTTGTTCGTTGCGCCCGGCATCACGACGGCGCGCTCTAGCGGGCTGGCCTAAACCAGTTAATTTTGCCCGCGGAGCGGGTATAGATCGGCTTCGCCGACAAAATTAAGGAGAAAAGACATGGCAGAAGTATTAGGACCCATGACCATCGTCAGCCGCGCGCTGCCGACGGGCGTGGACGGAACGAAGATGGCGCAGTGGCTGATGCGGGAAGGCATCAGCTTCCAGGAATTTGTCAACCAGCTCTCGCTGGCCGTGGGCGACTTCAACCAGGAGCTGGTGCGCGACTGGGGCTGGCTCTTTGCGCTCACCGAAGAACTGGTGCTGGAATACCCGGACGGCGGCGCGGTGACGGAACTACCGGAGATCACCGACCTGGACATCCCCGATCAGGTGCAGGGCGAGACCATCGGGCACATGATTGACCTGAAATCCTACGGCGGCGCGGTGGGTGGGTCGTGGATGTTCTGGCGCGACGCGCGGCGGGCGCAGATCAACTCCACCATTCAGACCCTCGTCAACCGGGCGCGATGGCGCTTTGAGAAGGCGCTCCTGACACGCTTCTTCACCAACACCGAAAATAGTGTGGGGTCGGTGGGACGCGACGTGCCGTTCGTGCGCGGCACCGGCGGCGATGTGGACTTCACGCCGCCCGCTTACGCCGGGCAGTCGTTCACCACCTCGCACGACCATTACATGGGCGTGGCAAGCGGGTCGGTGACGCTGGACGTGCAGCTCAACAACATGGCGGCGACGCTAGAAGAGCACGGCCACCGCGCGCCCTTCCGGGGGATTGTGGCCCGCGCCGACGTGGCGCTGTACCGGGCGCTGACCAAGTTCGTGCAGTACGTGTCGCCCATCGTGGTGGCGATTGACCGGGGCGGCGAGTCGAGCGGCAACCAACTGTTTGTGCGCGGCGAGCCGCTGGTGTCGGACGGGCTGTTCGGCCACTTCCAGTCGGACTTCGGGCTGATCGAACTGTTCGCCACCGCGCGCGTCCCAACCAACTACTCCGGGTTACACAAGTCGTATGGCGAACTCAACGCCCGCAATTCGCTCAAGGTGCGCGTGCACCCGCAGGCGGGCTTCGGCTTCTACATCGTGCCGGAAGCGTCGGGCAACGACCAGTTCCCGATCAAGCGGGCGGTGCTGCCCTTCGAGTTCGGCGTGAGCGTGGGCGAAGACCGCACCAACGGCGTGGCGGCGTTCCGCAGCGGCGGCGGTACCTGGACAAATCCCACGATTAGTTAGTGAAATTCAATATAGAGAACGGAGAGGCACCGCGGGTGCTTCTTTTTGTTCCCGCCCTCAGCACGTTTGTGCTACAATGAGCACATGATTACCCTATTTGCGCCCACCGAAATGAATATGGCGACAGGCTATGGCAAAGTCGAGGCAGGCTTGCTCCAGGGCTTCGTGGCGCTGGGTACGCGCGTGACGACGGCCTTCCCCACGCTCGCCAAAAAGGGCGAGGCGAAATACGCCACCAAAAAAATCGGTGGCACGGTGCTGGTGGCCGGCAGCCCGGAATGGGGCAACCGCATCACAGACAGCGACAGACTCGTCTCCTTCACCATGAGCGAGAGCACGCGCGTGTCCAAGGGGTGGGTGGACGCGCTCAACGAACGGTTTGAGGCCGTGTGTGTGCCCTGTCCGCCGCTGGTGGAGGTGTACCGGGACAGCGGCGTGCAGATTCCCATTCACTATGTGCCCCTGGGCGTGGACCTCAATCCGCCGCATCTCACCTCTCGCCGCCCCTACCCTGCCGAGTTCACCTTTTTAGCCTACACGCTCGGCGACATGCGCAAGGGCGCGCACCTGGCGATGCTGGCGTTCGACCGGCTGTTCCGTGACAAACCGGGCGTGAGGCTCATCATCAAGGCGCGCGACGGCTGGGACAATATGTGGATCGCCGGGCTGGACGAGCCGCATATTGAGGTGATCGGCGGCGAAACGTCGGAGGCCGACTGGCACGCGCTGCTCGCGCGGGTACAGTGCCTGGTGTTCCCGTCGTATGGCGAGGGCTTTGGGCTGCCGCCCAGGGAGGCGGTGCTGGCGGGGCTGCCGGTGATCGCCACCCGGTGGCTGGGCCTCTGGGACGTGGAGAAGTGGGGCTATGCGCTGCCGGTGGGGCGGATGCTGCCGGCGCAGTTCGGCGTACACGATGCGAATGCGGAGGGGGCCGAGTGGGCAGAAGCGGACATCGAGGCCTTAGATCGCCAGATGCTGTACGTGCACCGCCACTACGCCCATGCGCTGTTGCAGGCGCGGCGCGGGCGGGTGTATCTGATGGAGCACTTCACCTGGAAAAAAAGTGCCAGGGAGATTTTGAGGGTGATCGGCGAGGAAGGGCGATGACTCAGAATCCGCGCAACATCATCATGACCATGCTTGAGGAGATGGCCGCGCACGGGCACGAAGGGCCGTTCGTGGCGCTCATCCCCCTTATTTACAAATCGCCGCTGGACGATGTGGCGACGATGAACACCGACTATGGCGCGGTGGAGGTCATCCGGCGACGCGACATTGGCCCAAACGTCATCATTGTTCAGACGAAGGCTGATTACCTGGAGTGGCTGGAGCGGAACGAGTGAGCATTACCGTGACCATCACTATTGACGAGGCAAAGCCTGGCCTGTGGCTCGCTGTAACGTCCGATATTCCTGATGTGCAGTATGCCAATGTGCCGATTGCTGTCGCTGAAGATACGCCGTCCTGGGCGCTCGGTCACGCATGTGAGGACATTGTGGAACGGCTACAGGTGTTGCGTGAGCACGGTAAGGATTGGCAAGGCAGCGGCGCAATGACGGGCCCCCACGAGATCACTTTCAACGATATGCTCAACAGCCTGCCGGAAACTATCGAATGTCAACTGGAAAGAGCGAAGGGACTGTGGCTAGCGCGGCTTCAAATTATCATCATCCCAGAGCCAAACTGGAGCCGTGTCGAGTATGTCGGTTTCGGCCAGCAGCCGGTGGCGGCCATCCGAGCGGCGATTGAGCGGTGGGAGCAGGATAAGCGGCTGCTCGAAAGCGGTAGCAATGACTGACGAGCGGATGAAGGAGTGCAGCAAGTGCAAGCAGGAGTTCCCGGCGACGACGGCGTATTTTCATGGCAACAAAAGGGCGAACGATGGATTGAACGGAGTGTGCAAAACCTGTAACAAGGCAAAATCCTGTGAGTGGCGAAAAAATAACCCAGAAAAATCACGGGAGAATAGTCGTGTCTGGCGAATGAACAATCCAGAACGACAGCAGGAAGCGAATAAGCGCTGGCAAAATGAACACGCTGAAGAAAAGCGTGCATATATGCGAGAGTACGCACCAAAGCATCGTGAACAGCAAGCGGAGCGAGTACGTCGTTACCGTGAAAAGCATCCTGAGATTATTAAAGTCATTAACAGTAATCGCCGCTCAAAGTTATGCGCTGCCCCCGGCAAGCACACCGTCGACGACATTCAAGCACAACTGAAGCGCCAGAAAGGGCGCTGTTACTATGCCGCTTGTGGACACTGCAAGCTCGGCAAAGAATTCCATGTGGAGCATGTCGTACCACTGATTAGAGATGGCTGGAATGACGCCTCCAACATCGTGATTTCGTGCCCTGTTTGCAATGCGAAGAAGGGGAAGCGACTGCCCCACGAGTGGGTGGAAGGCGGGCGGCTGCTATGAAAATATCCCTGTACACCCGATTCTATCATCCGCTCTGGTCGAAGTGGACGCCTGTGGAACATGGGTATCTCGTTCGTGCTCGCCCCTGGATTGGGTGGCTGTACACCATCAAGCGGTATCCAGCGCGATTGCGGCTACGCTGGCGCATGTTCAGGGAGACTCTGTGGTGAACATCCACATCATCCTCATCGCCTATGCACTGCCGGACGACGTGTGGGCGCTGTTTGAGAGCCTGAACGGCGACGACGTGACGTGGCATCTGTACCTCCACAGCCGCGCGCCGGACATCTTGGCCGCCTGCCGCCGGATCGCGCTGCACCCGAACGTGTTCTACAACGCCTACGGCATCAATCGCGGCCTGGCGAAATCCTGGAACGAAGGGCTGCTGGCGGCTTACGCGCGCGGGGCCGACGTGGCGCTGATTGCCAACGACGACGTGAGCGCGACGCGCGCCGATTTGCACAAGATCGCGGCGGCGGCTTATGCACAGCGGGACGCCTATCTGGTGACGGGGAGCGGCATGGACGCGCAATTGAGGGTGCAGGGCGATATGCTGCTGGCGCTGGCCGCGATCAACCCGATTGCGCTGGAGGGTGTGGGCTGCTTCGACGAGAATTTCTTCCCCATCTATTACGAAGACGTGGACTGGTACCGTCGGGCGACGCTGGCCGGGCTGCGCCGCCACACCGTCAAGGATACGGTGCTGATTCACGCAGGCAGCAAGACGCTGCGGACGCTGACGACCGAGGGGGCGCGGGCGGCGCACGAGTGGACGTTTAAGCGCAACCGGGACTATTACACCCGCAAATGGGGCGGCGACAAGGGCGACGAGCAGTTTACCACGCCGTTTAATGCGGAATTCGGGTACCGGATCGCGCCCGACGCGCGCCACGCACCCTACCCCGGCCACAATCGAGAGGACATCCCATGACCGAAGCGAGGGTCACACTGTGAGAGCGCTCGTCACCGGCGGATTTGGCTTCATCGGCGGCCACCTGGTCGAGGCGCTCTTGAGAAGTGGGCGGCAGGTGCATGTGGTGGATAACCTGTCGAGCAATCCCGTCCCGGCCGGCCAACTGCTGGATGACCTGGGACACCCGGAGGGGTTGACCTTTGACATCCAGGACATCGCCTACGGCCAGCACAATCGGCGTCGCTACGACGAAATTTACCACCTCGCCTCGCCCGTCGGCCCGGCTGGTGTCATCCCGCACGCGGGGCAGATGGTGCGCCAGATCGTGGACGACGCCTACACGCTCATCAAGCTCGCGCAACAAAACGACGCGGTGCTCGTGGACGTGTCCACCAGCGAGGTGTACGGCGGCGGCGAGGGGGGCCTATGTAGGGAGGACATGCCGCGCAAACTCGTCGCCCAGACCACGCCCCGGCTGGAATACGCGGTGGCGAAGCTGGCGGCGGAGACGGCGATCCTCAACACGAGCGGGCTGCGCGCCGTGATCGTGCGCCCATTCAACGTAGCCGGGCCGCGCCAATCGAGTGCAGGGGGGTTCGTCGTGCCGCGCTTCATCGAGCAGGCGCTCTCCGGTGAGGCGCTGACGGTGTTTGGCGATGGGCAGCAGCAGCGGGCGTTCACGCATGTGCGCGAGATCGCCGAGGGGCTGGTGCAGGCGGCGGAGCGGGGACAAACGGGGACGGTCTACAACCTGGGCAACCCGGCGAACCGGATTCGTGTGGTCGAACTGGCTGTGATGGTGATGAAGATCGTGGGTCAGGGGCACATGCACTTTGTCGACCCGCAGACAATCTTTGGGCCGCGCTATGCCGAAGCGGCGGATAAATACCCGGACTCTTCGCGCGCTCTGCGTGACCTGGGCTGGCAGCCGGTGGCGGGGGTTGAGCAAGTGGTGCGGGATGCGCTCAGATACAGGGAGGTGGGTTATGCCAATGACCGTGCAGCAGATCGTTGATCTAAGGGCAGACATGGGCGATGTCAGCGAAGCGTTCCAGGACCCGGAATTGCACCGGCTGTGGGATCGCACGTCGGGCGCGGCGGACGAGTATACCCACCTGAAGGCGGTGAAGGCGCTGATGTTCGAGGGACTCTTAAACAACGCCGCCAAGCTGCACGATTACACCGCCGGGGCGACATCCGAAAAACTCTCCCAGATCGTCGCCAATCTGAAAGACCGGCTGAAGGCCTACGAACCGGCGCTGGAGGCGGCCATGGGGCAGAAGACGGGGTTGAGCGTGGCGGGGCTGCGCGCCTACCCGCACCCGACGCGGGTCGAGCCGGATGAGAACGGCAACGTGCCGGATCAGTGGTGGAAGAGTCGCAATCCATGATCGAGCATGAAGAAAACCAAGACACCGTAACGGACACCTGGCCGTTCTACTATCGCGGCTGGCGGTATTGGCTAGAGGGTTTCTACAGGTGGCTCGGCAAGCGGTTGCCGCCTTACTTGGCGCAGTGTGCCAGCCATCAGTTACTTGAGTACGCTGAACAACAGAATATGGACGTGAAGTACATCGCAGCATTTTGTGAAATGCAAAGCCTATTCATGGATAAAGCGAAGATAGGCGGGAAATAATGCCGGACTTCACCCGCTGGATGAACTGGGACGAGGAGAGCAACCTCGAAGATTGGCTCGATGACGCCAACCGCGCCGGGGGCGTGGCCTTCATGATCGGCCACCGGGGCGTGAGCGTCGTCCTGGTGCGGGACGGCGCGCCGCTCGCGGCCCAGACGGTGCTGCTCGTGCCCGCCAGCGGGTCGCGCTCGTCCACGCCGGAGGCAGCGGGCGGCGCGGGGATTGCCGGCACGGACAATGTGTATCTGATCGGCACGTCCGGGCACGGCGACATGGCCGACTTGGACGTGCAGCGGGGAGACCGGTTTGCGCTCGCAGGCGTGGTCTACGAAATCACCTATGTAGACCGGACGATGATCGGCAAGGTCGAGGCCAGGGGAGAGAGCGCCGAGTGAGCGGACGAATTGACTGGGGCGGCAGCGACCGCATCGTCATCCAGGGAATGCGCAATTACGAGGCGAAGGTCTACGAGGCGATCCAGGCGGTGGCCGACCACTTCGCCGCGCAGTTTGAGACCTACGCCAAAGACAACGCCACCTGGACGGACCAGACGGGGAACGCGCGCCAGACCTTGCGCGGTTTCAAAGAGGAGCTGGCAAAAGATGTGGTGGCGATCTATCTGGCGCACGGGATGGACTACGGCAAGTTTTTGGAACTCGCCAACCAGGGGCGTTACGCCATCATCCTGCCCACGCTGCAAAACCATTACGCGGCCATCAACCAAATGCTCAGGGAGATTTTTTCCTAGTGGCGACCTTAAGAACGATCGTTCGCACCACCCTGGCCGCTGACGCCACGCTGATGGCGCTCCTCACGGGCGGCCTCAAGGATTGGGACACCGCCGGGCGCACCGGGCTGACCTTAAAGAATGCGGTGAAAGAGGCCGATGGGATCCGCATCAAGCCAGTGGCCGTGCTGACGTGGAGCACCGAGTCCAAGTCCATGTCCAGCTACGGCCCCACGCGCGGGCGGCAGCGCTTCTTCCAACTGTGGGCGTATGCCGACTCAAGCTATGCTACCATTGAGCAGATGTTGCGGCGCGCCGAGGTGGTGTTGGACCGGAAGCAGGTGACGGCGGACGACGCCCGGCTGTGCTTCATCCACTACGTGGACGACGGCCCGGACGGGGTGGCCGACGAGCTGGGCGGCGCGCTGATGCGAACCAGCCGCTATTTCGTGGAAGTGACCCGGCGCTACTGAGCGATGCTATAGCACTTATGTGCTAGAATAACCATAGACACGCGCGCGGCGCGTATCCCTTCGCGGAAGGGGGATACGACGCCGTTTTTTTTGTTTCATCCACCATAAGTAAGGAGGCATTTAAGTGCCGGGTACACGCGAATTCGCAGAGATCGCCTATACGCTGACGGACTGCATCGTCGCCGCGTATAGCAAAACCTTGAACAGCTACTCGACGCCGATAGCGCTGGCCGACGGCCAGATGATCGAGATCGAGCCCGAGGCCGACAACGACAAGCTGCCGTCTTATGGCGTCACCGGCGCACTGCTGTCGGTGCTCAGGGGTGCGAAGGTGAAGCTGGGGGCGGGCGGCGTAGACTTTGACGCCTTTGCCGCCATGACGGGCATGTCCAACTACACCAGTGGCCTCACGCCCAACCAGAAACGCACCACGCGCGTGCGCGCCGGTGGGTCCGGGCTGCCCTACTTCGGCGTGATCGGGGTAGCGCCCACCGACGACGGCGGGCTGGAGGCCGTCGGGTTGCAGTGCGTCAAGCTCGACGCCTTCCCCAAGTTCACACTGGACGGCAAGGCCAACAAGTTCAACATGTCCGAGACCGATGGCTATGCCATTCCCATCGCGGTGGCGAGCGTCCTGGAACTGATCCAGATCGAGAGCTACGAGCAAGCGTCCATGTGGACGGCGCCGGCGACCGGGGCAAACTTCCTGGCCTTCTTCACCGCCAATTAATTTGCACCCGCCCGCCCCTCCGGGGTGTGGACGCAGCAAAGCTGCACGGGCGGGCAAAATAAGGAGACACCGTGAATCGCGCGCAACAGTTTCACGAGCAAATCGAAGCACACAAGCTCCCCGGCAGGGGTATGACGGTGCTGCTGCGGCGGCCTGACATCTCCGCGCTCATCATGGCGAACGCGGAGGGCGACGTGCCGGCAGCGCTCACCCAGCAGCTTCTCGACAGCTTGAAGCCGGGCAGCAGGCGGAAGAACGGCAAAGCGACAACGGGCTGGGACATCGGCGCCGAAGACCTGCCGCAGGTCAACCGCTTCATGAACCTCATCATCCGCGCCACGCTGATCTCGCCGCGCATCAGCGACACGCCCAACTACGACGAGGACGAGATCGAGATCGGCGATCTGGTCGCACAGGAGCGCGAATACATCTTTAGTTACGGTTTCCAGCAGGCGCGGGAGGTGGCCGCCGCCGCCCAGTTTCCTGCGGGACAAGTGGCGGGCGTGGACGCTGTGGCGGATGGCACAGGAATTCCACACGAGGCCGAGCCAGTTGCTGGCGATGGATGACCCCTGGGTCGCTTACATGGTGGATCATGCCGTGTTCAGCTTCGGGCGCACGGTGCAGAACAAGTACGACGAGCGTGACGATAAGGGCAAGCGCCGCCACAGCCTGGAGTGGTGCCTGGGCGAGCGGCCAACCATCCGGACGGCAGACCTGGCAGGCGTGCGGGGTATACGAGTGAGGAGCAAGTAAGTGGTTTTTGGCGGCGGGGGCGGGTTTGATCTGGGCACCGCGCACGGGCGCGTCATCATTGACGCTTCCGGCGTGGGGTCGGCCATGTCGCAGGCGCAGGGGATTTTCTCCGGCGGCCTGGCGGGCATCGGCGACGGGATCGCGCGCGTCGGCCAGCAGATGGCCGGGCTGGGATCGCAGCTCACCGTCCTCACTGCACCCATCATGGCCTTCGGCGTGGCCGGGATAACCGTCGCCGCCGACTTCGAGAGCGCCATGGCGGAGATTTCCGCGCGCACGGGCACGACTGGCGCCGACCTTGAGCGCATTAAGGATTTGGCGCTGGAGATGGGTGCTCAAACGTCATTCTCTGCCCAGCAGGCCGCCGAAGCCTTCCTGCAACTGCTCGCATCGGGGCAGACGGCGGAGGAGGCGATCGCCACGCTGCCGGCGGTGCTTGACGCCGCCGCCGCTTCCGGCGAAGACCTGGGCAGAACGGCGGACGTGGTGACGGACATTATGGCCGCCTTCCACCTCGGGGTGGAGGACGCGGGCATGGTGGTGGACGCCCTCGCCCGTGCTGCCGGGGCGTCGAGCGCCGATATGGCCGGGCTGGGGCAGGGCTTCGCCAACATCGGGCCCATCGCTGCCGAATTTGGCCTCAGCGTGGACGAGACCGCCTCCATCCTCGCCATCTTCAGCGAGAACGGCATCAAAGGCGCCGAGGCGGGCACGCAGTTGCGCTCGATGCTGCGCAACATGACGAGCGACACCGATAAGGTGCAGGGCACGTGGCGGCGGCTGGGCATCTCGATGTTCGACGTGCAGGGGCGCGCGCGCCCCTTGCAAGATGTGATGCGCGAGTTGTCGGTTGCGATGGCGGGCATGAGCGACCAGGAGCGCACCCGCACCCTGGCGGATCTCGGCGGGGCGTTCGGGCAGATGGGCCTCTCTGCGTTGACGGCAGGCATCTCGATGGAGGAGATGCAGACGCGGATGGATGAGTCGGCCAGCGCCTCCGACGTGGCTGCCGCCCGCATGGACACCTTCAGCGGGCGAATGGAAAGCCTCAAGGGGTCGGTAGAGACGCTGATGATCGAGGCGCTCACCCCCCTCATGGAGAACGTGCTCCAGCCGCTGGTGGAACAGGTGATCGAGGTGGTGAACGGCGTCACCGACTGGGTGAACGCCAACCCGGAACTGGCGGGGCAGATTGCGCTCGTCGCCGGAGCGCTCGCCATCGCCGGGCCAGTGCTGATCGTGGTGGGCACGGCGTTGGGGGCGATTGGCACGGTGATCGGCTTCATCCTCTCGCCTATTGGCCTGCTGATCGCCGGGGTGGCGGCGCTGGGGGTGGCCTGGATGACCAACTTCGGCGGCATCCGCGACGTGGTGCAGCCCATCATCGAGCGCCTGCTGGGCATTCTGGGCAGCGCCTGGGCCACCATTCAGCCCGGCCTGGCGGCCATTTACGACTGGTTCATCACCAGCGCCCTGCCGCGCGTGCGCGCCTTCGTCGAAGAGGTGGTGATGCCCGCCATTGACCGCTTTATCGGCATCCTGGGCGAAATCTGGACGCGCGTGCAGCCGGGGTTGCAAAACCTGTTCGACTGGGTGGTGACCGACGGGCTGCCGCTCATCACCAACGTCTGGGACACGGTGCTGCGCCCGGTGATCGAAACCGTGATTGACATCCTGATGACCATCTGGGAAGTGGTGGGGCCAGCGCTCGGCGACCTGTTCACCTGGTTCACCGAAACCGGTCTGCCGCTCGTCACGCACTTTATCGAGGACGTGGTGGTGCCGATCATCCAGACGCTGGTGGATATCCTGGTGGGCATCTGGAATGCGGTCAGGCCGCACGTGACCGCGCTCCTCAACTGGTTCCGCGACAGCTTCCAGTGGATCGGGCGCAACTTCATCCAGCCAGTGATTGATTTTGTCAACCGGTTGATCTCGCTGGTGGGCGATGCCATCCAGAGCGTGCGCGAGCTGCTGGGTCTGAACCAGCAGGCAGCGGCAGGCGTCCCGGCAGGCAGCGGCGAGTTTCTGGCGAACGCGGGCATCCCTACCTTTGCGAGCGGGATTGACTTCGTGCCGAGCCGGATGCTGGCGGTGCTCGATCCGGGCGAGCGGGTGCTGACGGCGGCGGAGAACCAGCGTGGCGCAGGCGGCAAGGGCGGCGGCATCAATATCGAGAATTTGACCATCCACGCCAACAGCGAGGCGGAGGGGCGGGCGGCGGCACGCGGCTTCGAAGCGGAGTTTATGGAACGCTACTACGCACGGGGGAACGGCTGATGCCCCTCAAGCGCTTTGTGGCGGCTGGCAATACCTACGACTTCACAGCCAGCGACGTGATCCTGGAGACGTACAGCGACAACTTCGCCGAACTGGTGACGCGCACCACGCGGCTGCCGTTCGCGCACGGCGGCTTCGACCAACTGGGCAGCGCTCGCTCGCTCTCCGAGATCGGCACGGTTCGCCAGCAAATGCACCTGGTGTCCGAGACACGCGAGGGAATGCACCCCAAGCGCGACCTCCTCAAGAAGATGGCCGACTGGGGCGTGGGGGTCTTGTACATGCAGCCCACCGACACGGGCCTCGCCGAGCGCTGGACGAGGGCGCGCCTCAACAACATCACCATGAGCGACATGGTGCACATGCACTCGGATTTACACCAGAGCGCCACCATTACCTGGCAGGCTGCCGACCCCTTCTGGTACACGAAGGGGAACGGCATCGTGTGGGGGCAGGGGGCGGCGGTGAAGTGGGGCGACGGCACCTCTAAGTGGGGCGGCGGGACGGGCACGACGGTGACGGGCAGCGCCACGATTGCGCTCACCAACAACGGCAACGCCTTCACGCTGCCGACGGTCTCCATCCGCCCCTCTGCCGGCAAGAGCGCCACCGACCCCATTGTGCGGCGCATGGTGAACGGGACGGTGGTGGACGAGGTGCATTACAACGGGACGCTGGCTGCGCTTGATTACCTGTTCATTGACGCGAAGCGGTTGGGCGTGTGGCTGAACGGGGCCAGAGCCTATGGCACGAACTTCCAGGCGCGCAACGCGAGCTGGCTGCGGCTGCTGCCAGGGTCGAACTCGCTCAAGGTGCTGTTCGCCAACACAACGGATGAGGCAGTGGTGCGCGTGCAGTACCCGGAGCGGTACGTATGACGATTACCCTGGCGGTGGATACCACCGCACTCGTCGACACCCAAAACATTGACGCCAACGACGTGCTGGTGGCGATTGCCGACCTGAAAGCGCACCTGGAGAACACGATCAACGGCGTGCAGGCGATTGAGCGGCTGCTGTTTGTCGCGCCGACCATCCTCACACTCGCCACCGACACGATCACGCCCACGCAGCTCGTGCACACGGTGGCGGCGGAGACGGGAACGGCAGACGACCTCGCCACCATTACGGCGCAGAACCACCGGCTCGTGATCCTCAAGGCGGACGCGGGCGACACCATCACGATCAAGCACGGCACGGGCAACATCACCACCTGGTCGGCGCAGAACCTGACGCTGACGGGCAACAAGATCGCGATTGCCTTCTGCCTGGGGTCGCAGTGGTGCGTGCTGGGCGACGGCGGCGGGGCGGTGTCGCAGCCGGATATTTTGCAGATTCAGGTGTTTAGCTAGAAAGCGACCGTATGGCAACCTTTAGCAAAATCGAACTCTCCGGCTCCACCGATGGGCGCATGATTAAGGTGGTGCAAACGGCGTCGGCGGGCACGCTCATCCACACGGCGCAGGCGGCCACAGGTGCGGACAACTACGACGAAATCTGGCTGTATGCCGTCAACTCCGATACGGTCAACCGCAAGCTGACCATTGAGTTCGGCGGCACGACGTCACCCGACGACCTGATTGAAATCACCATTCCCGCCGAGTCGGGGCTGGTGCTGGTCGTGCCAGGGTTGATTTTGCAGAACAGCCTGGTCGTGCGCGCGTTCGCGGCGACGGGCAATGTGGTCATGATCGGCGGCTATGTGAACCGGATGTCGGCCACGTGAGAAGTCTACTGTCGTCCCTGATTGATTACTGGCCGCTGCACGAGGCAAGCGGCAACCGTGAGAGTGCGCTGGCGCAGCACGCGCTCACCGATACCAATACGGTGACGCAGGCGCAGGGCCGAGCGGTGTATGCCGGACAGTTCACGGCGACCAGCAGCGAGCGACTGGTGGCAACCTCGGACAGCGCGCTGCAAACGGGCGATATTGAATGGACGTTGGCGTGCTGGGTCTATCACGACACCTTGCCGGGCACGGCGATGTACCTGGTCGGGAAGGACAACGGCTCGACACAGCGCGAATATGCACTGCGATGGGGCGGCACTCGTTTCCAGGCCATCGGCTTCCGAAGCGGCCCGACGATTGTGACGGTGAGTGCAGATACCCTGGGCGCGCCCGCGACGGCGACCTGGTACTTCGTCACGGGTTGGCACGACTCGGTGGCCGATACGATCAATATTGAGGTCAACATGACGGGCGTGGACAGCGCGGCCACCGCCGGAGCATTCATTACCTCCACCGCCGATTTGAACCTGGGTGCAAGTGCCAACGGGGCCAGTTTCTTGGATGGGCGGTTATGCGAGGTGGCTTTCTGGAAACGCATCCTGACCACGCAGGAGCGCGCCTGGCTCTATAACAGCGGGATGGGGCGCACCTACCCCTTCGATGGTCGCCCATCGCCTGTCGCGCTGGGACGGGGTCACGGGCGGGTGGGCAAACGACGCAGCCGCGTGCCTGGCATGGTGGCGTAGGAGCGTAAATGGTCACACTGGCAGTAGACACCTCCGCAATCGTCGACACGCAAAACATTGACGCCAACGACGTGCTGGGGCCAATCGCCGACCTCAAACTGCACCTGGAGCACACGCTCAACGGCATTCAGGCGTTTGATCGCCTCTCGTTTGGCGTGGCCGAGGCGCTCACGATTGCCAGCGGTGTGATCTCCCCGACCAAGACGCACGTGGTGGTGGACACCGAAGCGGCGGCGGCCTCGGACGACCTGGATACGATTAACAACGGCGCAGTCGGGCGTATCATGCGCATCCGCAACACCGCCAACGCGCGGGTGGTGGTGCTGCGGCACAACGGCGGCGGCACGGGCAACATCCGCACCCGCGACGGCAACAGCATCTCGCTGAACAACACGAATATGTATGCCGAGCTCCAGCATGACGGGACGAACTGGATCGCCGTGCTGGTCAACAACCAGAACCTGGGGGCGGACACCACGCTCACGATTGCCGGCGGTGCGGTCACACGCTCGCTGCCGCGCCACCTCATTGACACCGAAGCGGCGGCGGCCTCCGACGACCTGGACACCATCAGCGGCGGCGTGGAGGGCGACTACCTGGAACTGTGCTCGGTGAACACGGCACGGGTGGTGCGCCTGACGGCAGCCGGCAACATCCGGCTGGTCGGCTCGTCCACCCGCAAGCTGGAGACGACCGCACCGATCACGCTGCGCTACGACGGCACGAACTGGGCCGAGGAGCAGCAGGCTGTCATCCTGCGCACGCCGCTGTCGAGCACGCTCTTTGGCTCGACTTTGCTGCGTGTCCCCGACCGCGCGATAGCAGACGACGGCGTGAGCAACGGCTACCGCCTCTCTGTTCTGCCCGCCTTCGAAGCGTCCAACATCATCCTGGTGCAGGCGGCGGCGGCCACGCTCCAGCCCACCGGCTGCGCCACGCCCACCATTGCCAATACGCCCGCCAACGCGAACGACGCCGACAGCGTATTCATCACGCTGCCCTCGACAGCAGCCGCCGGCAACCTGGCCGGGTTCATCTCGACGACCTTCAACCTGACGCGCCGCCAGCACAACCCGGAGGTGGTATGGCTGGTGAAGACGCCGGCCACACCCGACCCGATCACCAGCGTTCGCTACTGGCCGCTCTTAACCAGCGCGGCCATTACCGACGTGGACACGATAGCCGGGGCGACTGAGGTGGCGGGTTTCCGCTTCTCGACGGTGGCGGGCGACGCCGGCTGGCGTCCGGTGGTGAAAGACAGCACGACCCAGAACACGGGAGCGGCCATTGGGACGGTGGCGGCCAACACCCTGTACCTGCTGAAGCTGCGGCTGGACACGGCGGCGGGGATCGCCTACTTCACGGTGAAGACGAGCTTTGCCGCCGCCTGGCCGACGGAAACGCAGCTTTCCACCAATTTACCCGCTGCCGCCACCGACCTGGGCGCCTGCGTGCGCGTCATCCCGCAGGCCGCCTCCATCCGCGTGTTGAACTTTGGCCGCATGAGCATCGTGAGCCAATGAGAATCCTGGTGGACGTATACGACGCGACGGGCGTCTTCCGGCTGGGCGAGGGGCCGCTGACGACATGCCAGGAGGCGAAGGCCGCGCGCAAGCTCGACGGCGCGGGCACAATCGCGCTCACCTTCCCGGCCACAGATAGACGCGCGCGCGAACTGCTGCAAAATGAGCGGCGGGTGCGCATCCCGGTCGAGGAGGAGACGCCGCAGGGCGAGGAACTGCGCGAACTGGGGCGAGGCGTGATCCGCGAGAAGGGCGTGGACGTGGCCGAAGGCGGGGCGAGCCTCACGTGGAGTGGGCCGGACTCGCTGGACGCCCTCACGCGGCGTAGCGTGCGCCTCAACCGCCAGTATGCCAACCAGACGCTGGCCTTCATCGCCAGCGACCTGATCGCGCTCGTGCCGGGCTGGAGCGTGGTGGTGGAAGCGCAGTACGCCAGCCTGTTGCAGAGCGCGCGCTTCGCGGGAGCGTCGGTCTTAAAATGCTTACTCCGCCTGGCCGCCGAACGCGGGCTGCACCTGCGCGAACACCCGACGCAACCCAACACAGTCGAGCTCGGCGAGTTCGGCGCGGTGTCGTCCCTCGTCATCACCAACATCGAAAACCTCACACGGGAAGCCCACGCGCAGAGAGACCTGATCTTCATTGACCACATCAAGGAAGGTGAGAGCACGCGCGAGGTGATCAACCGCGTTTTTCCGCTGGGGGCGGGGGAGGGACAGGCGGCCTTGACGCTGCGCGACAGCACGCGCGACGGCACCTACGAAATCCACTCGCTCCTCGACGCCGACGGCTCGACCGTCTACTACCTGGAAGACCAGGAGAGCATGGATCGCTACGGGGTCATCGAGAAGCCGGTGACGTTCAAACAGATCGGCCCCATCTCCAACTCCGGCAGCGCCAAAGTGTTGGCGGCCAACGCGCTCTACGACGCGGCAGTCGCCTTCCTCCGGCGCGCCAGCCAATCACAGAAGACCTATAAGGTAAGCGGGGTGAAGTGCCAGCAGCGACTCAACGCCGGCGATAAGGTGCGCATCGTGTATAAGGGCGAGGTGTTCGCCGATGGGGTGGCGGTGGACGTGCTGGACGTGGACGACCTGTTCTGGGTGCTGGAGGTGACGGAGCGGGTCGCGGACGGCGGCCAGTCGTTCGACCTGGCCGTGTCGCTGGTAGACCGGGTAGCCAAAGACGCAGTGGGCGCGATCATCGAGGGGCTGGAGGCGATTGAGGTGCGCAACCTGACGATTGCCACCTTCCCGATGTTCTACACCGACACCTGGACGGATACGGTCGAGTGCCATATCGGCAATACCGGGCGCGACGCGAATTTTGTCTTCCGCCCCCAGACGCTGCTGACCGACATTACGAAGGTGCTGCTGGTGTTTCGCACCTTCCCACTCTCCACGCCGGTCGGCGTCAGCGCATTGTTCGGGTCGGTGGGCACTTCGACCGATTATTACTATAACATCAGCGACAGCGACCAGTATCCGAGAGGGCTGCGGCTCTTCATCAACGACGTGGAGGTCAGCGAGCAATTCGGTGGCCCGTGGAACCCCACACTCATCGAACCATTTGGAACGCCCTCAGTGAACGCGCAGATTGACCAGAGCTTGGACATCACCGAGATCGTGCGGGCCGGTGGACTGGGGCAGGAATACCTCTTTCGCTTCCGCGCCACCTTCGACCCGTTCGGGCCGGGCAATCGCGTGCCCGGTTATGGGGCAGGCGGCGGCGTGGGTTCCAGCGGCTTTGTTCAGTGCGGCGTGCGGGTGCTGGGCGCGGCGCAGGCTATTTTGCCGGAGGTATAGAGACATGGAGCAGTATGTCGGGCGGCCAGAGACGTGGCCGGAGGGACTCAAGCAGACGATGATCGCCGCAGCGCGCGCGTGGGGTGCGGACGGGATTGGCGAGGTCTATGCGGACATCATCGCCGCCTGGGTATGGCAAGGGGCGGACGGGATTGTTCTGCCAGACGACATGCGCTCGCTCGTCGAGAGTAAGCCCTGGGTGGCAGCGCGAGAGGCCGAGGAAGCGGCGGCAAAAGCCGACCAGGCGGCAACACTGGTAGCCATCGGTGCGGCCAGGGATGGGGTTCTGGCGCTTTCAGACTCCCCGACGAATGAAGAACTCAAAGTGGCGCTTGCGAACTTGCAAGCACAGATCGATTGGATTGTGAGCACGCTCGGCTTAGGAGGCGAGGTGATATGAGAACGATAGCGATCTTCCTGATTGTGCTGCTTGGAATCATCGGGCAGCCCGTGTGGACAAGGGGGTCGACTGCGCCGACTGTAGGCAGCTTCTTCGCTGCCCCCGTCCAAGCGGACCCGCTCGACAACGACTGGTACACCGTCCGCTATGAGCAAGGTGGAGACGGGCTGTGGCGCATGGTTCTCTCCGCCAACCACCCGTTCGAGATTGCCCGGCTGGGTGCGCCCTTTGAACTGGAACAGGGCTTCAACTGCGAGTACGAGGCGGTCAACCATTTTTACGCGCTACTGGGACGGCTAAACCATTTCACTATTGACCCTTTCCCGCCGCCGCCGCGCGGGTGCTGAGTCGCGTCGCTCATTTGTGCTACACTGAGGGCGGAGGTTATGCGTGAACGAACCCACAACCGTGCCAGTGACCGCAGTCGAAGCCCGCGACATCGCACGCGAGGTGGCGCAGGCGGAAGTGCGCAAAGCGATGGCCGACGCGCCAACGCTGGAAACGCTGCGCCCCCTGCTCTCCCAGATGGTGCAGGAACGGTGGGTGTCGCAGAGCTACCCGCTCATGAACACGATTGACCTGACCACCCGGACGATTGAAACCCATCTGGCACAGATCTTTACCAAAATTTCCGACATCAACGGCGCGCTGGGCAGCATTAAGTCGCGCATGGAGGCCCACGAGGAGCGGCTGGACGGCATGGAAGCCGTGGTGAATCACCCCGAGAATGGGCTGGCGGCGCTGGCACAGCGGCACGCCCTGCTGTCGTCGGAGATCACCACGCTGCGCAACACCATACACGGCAACCCGGAGGAGCGCAGCGGCAACCCGTCGCTGTTCGAGCGGCTGGACGCCCAGGATCTGGATCGGGACAGCAAGCACACGGAATTGATGAACGCGCAAAGCAGTCTGGTGAAGCGGGTTGAGCCGCTCGAACGCTACATGGAACGGCGTCAGTTGTGGGAGACGCGCATGGTCGAGGCGTTCCGCAAGGTCGTCACCGGCGGTTGGGCCGTGCTGCACGACTGGCGCTTCTGGCTGGGGTTGTTGGGCACAGGCGCGGCGATTGCGGCGGCGCTCCTGGCCGGGCAGCATCCGCAGAACGTGCCCAATATATTTGATCTGTTGAGGTAACGCCGTGATTATTATTCCATTTGATGCCAATTACGCCCCACTGTCATGGAAGGGTTTGAAACCCGCCTCAACCCATAAGCGGACGCGCGCGGCAACTGTCACCTGCCCTGATGGGCATACGTTCACGTTGCTCGATCACACCATTGCCGACGACGGCACGGTGTCTCCTTCGGTTGTGTGTCCTTACATGGGCTGTATTTTCCATGAGTTTGCGAAGCTGGAGGGCTGGAAACCAGATGCCCCATAAACACGGCTACTTCGTCGGGGCGGTGGGCAGCGAAGCGGCACATTTCGCCCACCTGGACATCGCGAAGCCGCCGATACTCACCTATCTGGACAATCCGCTGATGGCGGTGAAGGCCAAGAAGCGCTATCCCAACTGCGCGGTCATCTGGCGGCAGAACCGCCAATACCGGGCTTACGGTGGCACGACCTCGGACAGCGACGCCGATCTGCACAACGTTTATCGCAATGAGTCGGGAAAGACGAACGGGTCAGACCGATTCCTGGACGAGCGCGAGCGCATCATGGACGCGCACGGCTGGGAACGAAACGTCTTCATCAAGCTGCACAATGAGACCGGTTGGTCAAAAGCCGCGCTGGACTGGCAGAACAAGACCACCGAACGGGCGCTGGCGCGGGGCATCCCCGTTGCGCCCGGCGGATGGTCAGTGGGCACACCGGAGTTTCACCAGATCGCGGAAGCCCTGCCCACGCTGGAACTTGCCAGCGTGCACCCCGACGAAGTGCTGTACATCCTCAACGAATACTTCGCCGCCGTCTGGATGAGTGGGTTTACGCATGACGGCATCACGCAGCCAGGCGACAGCCTGTACTTCACCCGCTTTATCCCGCGCGACCAGTGGCCGAAAACGATGGATAAGGTGACGGCCTTCCATTGTGGGCGTGTCCACCAGTGGATTCGTTATTGCCACTCGAAGGGGCTGCGGGTGCTGTTCGGTATCGGCGAGCACGGCCCGGATGCCGTCGGGGGCGACGATGAAGGCGGCAAGAAGATTGACGCCTGGCGCAAAGGGCTTATTCGCACCGGCAGTAAAGAACCCCGCTTCTATCAGGGGCTGGAAATGCAGTACCGCGCGTGGTGGCCGGAATGGAGCGTTGGTGAGGCGCTGGCACACCAACTCATCGAAGGCAGCAGCCAGGTCACGTATAACCACCCTGACATCGTGGGCTACTGCTACTTCAACGAAGGTGCGAGCAGCAGGGACTGGTACGATGCGAACACCGAGAGTGACCGGGATTTCAAGCGTGTGATTGAAGCCGCCGCCTCTCCACAGGAGCAGACTACCATGCCGATGCCCAAACCGGCCAATGCCGCCGACAAGACACTGGTGACTCTGCTCGGCGCGCCGGAGGGGAGTATCAACGTCCGCAACGGTGCGGGCGAGTTGTATCGCAAGCTGGGGGAGGCGCGTAACGGCGAGGAATTGTACGTCTGGTTCACCCCACCGGTCTCCGACCGGCAGGGCCGCCGGTGGTACTACGCCGCGCTCCTGACCGGCCCCGTGCAGGGCTGGGTGTGCGAAGTGAAGGCGGGCATCTTCGTGCCGGTGGTGGTGCCAATTCCACCAGCAGCAGTATTTGACCTGGCGCGCACGATAGACCAACTACGCAGCGCCCTGCCGGGGATCGAGCGCCGCATTGGGGAATATGGCGCCGACATTGCCGACCTGACCGCGCGGCGGGTCGAGACGGCCAACCGGCTGGCGTCGGTAACGGCGGAACTGGCCGAGGTGGACGCGCGCATCAGCGACAAGAGCCACGCGCGCGCCGAACTGTTCAATTCAAAGACCCTGGTCGAAGTGACGCTCACCGACCTGGAGAAAGCCTTAGAGGAGGTACCTGTCGAATGACTCAGTTTCAACGGATCATCCTGATCCCCATCGTCGTTCTGCTGCTCAACGGCTATGTCCTGGCCGCGCAGGACGACGCCACGCCGACGCGAGAGTTGGTGACCAACACGCCCGTGCCGACGGTGGACGAAGCGCCGGTCGTCGAGCTGAATTCCATCCGCGAAGCGGACACGGTCGCCTCCGGCGATGGAATTCACGTGACAGACGAACCGGATGTGCATGACGAAGAACCGCCCGCGACTCCTGATGAAGCGGGTGACTATTTGCTGAACGCGCTCGACACCATCACCCGCGTGGCCTATGCGGCGTCGCTGGTGCTGATCATCACGCAAATTCTCAAGGTCGCCATGACGAGGCTGCTGCCACAAAAATACTGGATTTCCCCGGCGGCGCTGGCGCTGGCCGTGCAGGTCGTGTTCTGGGTCGGCCACGTCGTCACCAACCAACTGGGCTACGGGCAGCAGTACCGCGACGTGCTGCAAGTCGTGGAAAGCGTGCTGAAAGCCTTCCAGCCTTTGCTGCCGGTGACGATTGTGACGGGACTGGGCGCGCACGCAGTCTACAACCTGGCGCACCAGTCGAAGCAGCCGGGTTTCCAGATGCAGGTGAAGGCGGCCTGACGTGAACCCCTACGACGACACCCCCACCGAGGAACTGGAAGCGGAAGAGGCGCGCATCAGCGCCGAGGTGCTCTCGCTGGACGTGGAGAAACGCGCCATCCTGGAAGATATGCGCGTCCTTCAGCTAAAGGCCGACCCCATCCGCGCGGAACTCCAACGTCGCCGCCGCGAGAAGGCCGACAACGACCCGCTCACGCAGAACGTGGGCTTCTAGGGAAAGGCAAACCATCATCGCAAATGGATTCTACGAGCCAGGCAGGGAAAATATTCTGGGGGGCGACATTGACTGGGATGCCGCCAACATCAAGCTGTGTCTGCTGGACGCTGCCGACTATACGCGCGACCTGAACGCACACAATGCGTTCGACGACATCCCGGCAGCCGCGCGCGTCGCTACGTCCGGCAATCTCGCGTCCAAAACGAAGACGAATGGCGTGGGTGACGCCGCCGACGTAACCCTCACCGCCGTTTCCGGCGACCCTTCGGAGCAGGTGGAGTTCCACAAGGACAGTGGCACAGAATCCACCAGCTTTCTCATCTGCAACTTCGACACTTCGACCGGGCTGCCCGTCTCGCCGAACGGCGGCGACATCAATATCATCTTCAACGCCAGCGGAATTTTTAAGATATGAGCCTGATTGCCCCCCAATTCAAGACCTTCACCATTCACCAGGAAGGCACGTCGGTGCAGATCATCGTCAACGGGACGCTCGTCATGGACCTGCCCTGGGACGGCGCGCTGGAACTGGCGAAGGCCATCCACGTGGTGGCGAAGCGCGCTGAGGAAGGTGCGAAGGCCGAGCAGGTGATCGCTGACCAGGCGCTCGCCATGCGTTCTGGTTGGCCGTTCGGCGGCTTCACCGGCAACCCCGCGATGATACGTGAGGCGGGCAAGCTGGCCGCCTGGGACAGCAATCTGAGGCGGTATCTGCCGCACCGTGAAGTGAACGGGGAACTGTATCCGTTCACCGTGACACAGAAACCACCCGAAAGGTGAAATGAGGGGAATCATGCGCAAGCGGTACTTTTATGTGTATTGGGTGATTTGTATGGCAGGTGGGCTGCTGGGCGCGATTTTCATCCCACCGCCGGTGACGCACGCCGGGGCCATCCTCATCGCGCTGCTGGGATGGCTCATTCTCATCCGCTTCCTTCCGAATGGCATGACGGGTCGCGACCCGCTATCTGAACCGTCGCGACGCGTTCAATCAAAAGGAGATTGACAATGGCTGCAACAACCTATCGCACGACCCGAACCCTGAGCGAGAATCACAATGATGTCTGCGCGGATATGCGCGAGGTATTCCAGGACATCCCGACCTGGAGCGTGACGCTGACCGCGCTCACCATCCTGCTCGCGCGCATCTACATCACACTGGACGACCCGATTCCGGGCGAAGTGGACCTGGACTATTACCACATCGAGCAAGTACTGTAAGGCCAGGCGATGCTCTGGACGCCGGCCAATCAGTTCCAAACCACCATAGATAACTTTGGCGCGACGATCACTAACGGTGGTCTGGGCGCGGGACTGACCGCCAATGCCAGCGCCAACGTAAAAGGCACCGCGGTTGCCCTGGTTGCGGGTGGCAGCGTCACGGAAGATGTGTATGGCATTATGATCCAGTTCTGCGGTGGCGACGCATCGGCCACCGTCCGCCAATACCTGACCGACCTGCTCATCGACCCGGCGGGCGGCACGTCCTACACGACGACCCTCATCGCCAACCTGGTCGCCAACAGCCCCAATTTGGAATGTGGCGGCTTCCAGTATTATTTTCCCCTTTACGTCAAAAGCGGCGTGTCGTTTGCCGGCGCGACGCAATGCAGTACGGGCGGAGCGACCCTGCGCATGGCAATCAAGCTGTTTTGCAAGCCCTCCCGCCCCGACCTGGTCAAGACCGGCTCTTTTGTGCGCACCATCGGCGCAAACACGGCAGGCAGCAATGGCACCGCCATCACACCCGGCACCAACGCGCGTGGGACCTATACCAGCCTGGGGGCAACCGCCGATGACCTCTGGTGGTGGCAGGTGGGACACGCAATCAACGATACGACCCAGGGCACTCAGGGGTATTTGCTCGACATGGCGGTAGGGGACGCTTCCAACAAATACCCGGTCATTGAGAACGTGCCGGGGATTTCCGGCAACACATCGGAGAAGGCAGGCAAGGCAGCGGATGGGGGTTTGCCGCCAATATGGTTCGCGCCATCCGGCGTCACACTCTATGCACGGGCTTCTTGTATCGGGACACCGGACAGCAGCTTTTCGATGGTCGGTTACGGGCTAGGGGGATAGGGACGTGGCAATTACCTTTGCGGAAAACAGCGCTTCCATCAGCACCACCGAATACAGCCTGCCCAACAACTCAACAACGCTCACCCCGCAAACGGATGATTGTATCCTGCAAATCTGGCTGGACGTGAACGCCATGGCCGCCGGCGATGAATACCAGATCCGCCTCTATGAAAAGGTGCAGGGCGGCGGCACGCAGCGCATCGCCTGGCAGAGTAATCTCGTGGGCGCGCAATCCCCTCCCCTTTGGGTTTCGCCATCCTTTATCCTGGGGAACGGGTGGGACGTGACGATGGACAAAATCGCCGGAACCGATCGCACGATTGTCTGGTCGCTCAGAAAGATAACCTGACGTGAGCGGGTGGGTTTATCAACCACTCCTGCCGGGCGGGGCCCGGCAGCTCTCCGGTCTCTCCGTCAGCCTGGACTTCCTGGCCGACAGCTCGGCGCTGTATGCACCGACTCTCACGACCGGGGCGGTTACGGTATCGCTGTCCTTTCTCAGCGACAGCAGTGCGCTCTATGCGTTCCAGGTCAACCAGACGATTGCACTCGCGTTTTTGGCCGACTCCTCGGCGCTCTACACCTTCCAGGTCAACGAAACAATTGCGCTCGCCTTCCTGGCGGACAGCAGCGCGCTCTATGCATTCCAGATCAACCAGACGATTCCGCTGTCCTTTCTCGGCGACTCGTCGGCGCTGTACGCCTTCGTGGTCTCCCAGGCCGGCGCGCAAACGATCAGCCTTGATTTTCTCGGCGACACGAGCGCGCTGTATGCGTTCCAGGTCAACGAAACGATTGCACTCGCGTTTTTGGCCGACTCAAGCGCGCTCTATGCCTTCCAGGTCAACCAGAACGTTCATCTGAGTTTCCTGGCCGACTCCTCGGCGCTCTATGCCTTCCAGGTCAACGAAACGATTGCACTCTCCTTCCTGGGCGACTCAAGCGCGCTGTACAATTTCACCCTTATCCAGAGCGCGGCGTCCATCTCCCTGCCCTTCCTGGCCGACGGCAGTGCGTTGTATGATCTGGTGGTGACAGGTGGCGCGTTTATCATCGCCGAGGACGTGTTTGTGTCGGGCGGGCGGCGGCGGACGGGCGAACTGGACGGGCGGAGAAGTACCTTTACTTCACTTGGACGACGGCGAACGTTTATCAAGGCGGATGACTGATGCCAGGACGACTCTTTGAAATGCAAGTGGGGGAAGCGAGCGGCCTCGTGACGATTGACCACAGCGCCGACCTGGCGAGCGGGCAGACGATTGCGAGCTGTACCGACACGCCACCTGCGCCGATCACGGTAAACGGCAGCGTGAGCGTAGCTGGCGGGCTGACGACCCGCAAACTGACGGTCGGCACGGCGGGGCTGTATCGCGTGGACTACGCGCTGACGCTCGCCAACCCGACGGCGGCGTTCCCCGATTACTACTTCGTGCGAGTGAGCGCGCCGCCGGAGGATTAAAAAGGGAGGGCTTGAAACCCTCCCCTACTCCGCGCAGTGCAGAGCTGAGCTGACTGGTCGCGACCAGTCAGCGACCGTTCAACCCACGATGTTATTTCGTCTTGCCACCAACGCAAAAGTCAAGCGTCTCCTCAGCAATCCAGAAGTCCACAGTGTAAAGTGTAACCAACGGACGGTGCGAATACGACAGCTTCCACGCGCCGCGCTCAAAGATCTCCGTCACAAACTCCCAGGTAACGTCGCCTACCGGCGGCCACAAATCCAGTGCTGCACCTTTTGCCAGTTCCGGGCTACTGAACAATCCGACGTAATGCTTGCTGGATTGAGCGTTCCCCTCGGTCAAGACCCAAATCTTATCCATATCCCTACCCTCCTAGAAGTCGTAGTGCTCGTCCATAACCTCGCGCAGTATCTGGCGAAACAGGTCGAGAAGCTGTTCGGCGCGCGATGATTCATGCTTGCTGGCCGTGTATTGCTGCGAGCCCCAGCGATTGAAGAGACGGTCAATCGCGTCAGCCACTTGAGCGCGCCGCATGGTGCGAAGCGCTTCCTCCCCTGTGTGACCATGAATGATGGGTGGATACGGCTCGGAAACACTGCTCATGCGAACCTGCACGTCGAAAAGTATTTCGTTGCCGCGCTTGATGCCTTTTACGAGATAGAATTGGTAATCCTCTAAAGCCGAGTGCCTGCCGTCTGCCGTCGCCGGAATGCCGAGATAATCCAGGACAGTTTGAAACATCGAGGTAAACTCTGCGCGCTCCGCATCGATGCGCTCCTGGTTCTCAGTTTCTTCCTTTCGCTGCACCTCGGCCTGGGCTTCGCGGATGGCTGCTTGCCACTGTGGATAATCAGTCGCGTACTGATTATGCTGATCGGTCACTGCTCTTTCCTCCTCACTAGAACGATTGTACAAGAAAGGGGCGACCTGGCAGGTCGCCCCTCTGCGCGAGTCCGGCGCGCTGGAAGTTAGCGAACCTGAACGCCGCCCCGGACGGGAAACTCTTTACGATACGGGCGCAAGCGGGCATCCCACCACTTGCTGCGCAGCATCAGCTTGTCCAGCGCGTCAGCGTTGAAGCTGCGCCGGGTGCTGTCGGCCATGAGGCGGGCATAGCCGCTTTCGTCCGACCAGGACTCACCGCGCGCTTCAAGGAGCGTGCGCAGCCGCGCTTTCTTGGCGGCGACGGCGTTCTCCAGGTATTCCATCTGCTCAACAATGGCGCGAATTTCCTGCACCTCCGCCTTGATCTGGAGGTCGCGCATCGCGCCATTGTCGAACGGGATCAGATTTGCTGCTGTGACCATGATGAATTCTCCTTAGAACTAAGGTTGGATTCGGCGAATGTCGGATAGGAACTGTTCGGCGCGCGGCTCGGTGTCCTGCGCCGTGTCGCTCTCCAGGCCGTGTTTCAAAACGGTGGCGTGCAGCGCAAGCTGAAAGCGCTGGCACTCGGTGACAGTGCTGCCGATGACGCCCATGGCGAGGGCATCCACGACGGTTTGCAGGGCGATGAGAAGTTGGTGGCGGCGCTCCATCATGACTGCCCCCTGATTTCGCCCGCGGAGCGGGTCAATATCGCCTTCGGCGACGAAATCAAGTACGCCACGAGGCGGCGCTTGAGTTCGGCGCTGAACATGACTTTGTAACCGGCGGCGGTGCGAACGCCGTAGAGGGTGTCGGTGTAGCCATGCCCCGTCGCGACGGGGTCATGTGTCGCACTCGTGAAAGGCTTCACCTGCTCGATGCAAGCGGTGAGGGTGTTGGCGCGGCTGCCGTAGTAGCTGGCAGTGATGACCACCGTCGCGCCTTCGCCAAGGTCGGGGAGGGGTTGACGTTTGGCGTCGTATGGTGTTAGAGTGATGACTGAAGACACGGAAATGACCTTTCTGTGCGGCGTCGGGCGGGGCTGCTTCCAAGGGCGATCCCCGCCCGACTGCTTTCTAAATCTATGTATAGATTACCACAGATAGTAATCTATTGTCAAGGGGAAAAGCATTAAGATTTCCCTCTATTTTTACGAGGTTTCCCCTTCTCCCATCCAGGCCGCCGCCAGGTCGGTTTGAATTGCTCCAGCGCCTGCTCCGGAATCAGCCAGTTGTCGCCGAACTTCGACGCTTCAATAGCGCCTGATCGAATAAGCTGGCGGATGCGCCCTGCTGTGACGCCCAGGCGCGCGGCGGCTTCAGCGGTGGTGAGGTATCCAGGTATGGCGGCCACTTCGACCTCGTATTCGACTTCGATTTTGCCAATAGACAGTTCGAGTTTCATTCTACTCCCCTTCCCGCGCATGTTCCAATGCGTGCTGCGCCAGCTTCCTCGCCATTGTGTGCGTCCAACTACCTGTGTGCTTCAATTCCTCATACGTCGGCGGTTCGATACCCCAGGCGTCCGCCAGTGAGCGCAAGGCTTGATAACCATCCTCGAGCGCCAGCGCTTGCACCAGCGCAATCACGCGGCGGTAGCCGTAGGCTCGCGTGGGCTATAATAACTCGTGTAAAACGCCCGCAATATTAACATCGTCAGGATACCAGCGCTCGCCTCGTGCCATGTGAAACGCTTTATCATCCTCGTGCGGCGATGGCAATACGCGGAAGCCGGGTATGTCCATTGCCTCGCCGTCTAGCATCACCAGAATAGAGAAAGCAGCGCCCCTTATACGACGCTGAATAGAATCGCCATCAGCATCATTCAGATCAGTCGTTGACCAGTAGGTGATTATGTTCCGCACATGCTGCAAAAAGCGTTCTTGCACTTCCGCTTCGGTGTAGGGTTGTGTATCCATCTCATTCATCGCAATAAATGACCTCCCGCCTCGTGGGCTACCATCCGTCCGTCAACCGACCTTGCATCTTCCGACACAGATATATGAATAGACGCATACTCCGCGCCTGAGCTTGTACTTCATGGCCTGGCCCAGTATCGCCCCGTATGAAGCCGGCAAGATCATTGCGAAAGCTGATTGGCCTCGGCTTGTCGAGTTCGTCCAGAAGCTTGCGTATCTTCTCTTCAAGTACCGTAATATACGCTTCGTACTCACCCGCCTTCGCAAACTGTTGCACCATGTAATCCGGGTATTTGTCCATCCCTGCCTCCAGTTTGGTCGTGTCCATCAAAACAGTCTTCTCCCACCCCTCGCGTTCAACGGCGTGATGGCTCCCACCTGTCGAAAGTCGGGTGCGCGCAGCCCCAGCCCCACCAGGTAGACGGCCAGATGGCGGCGCACCGGCGCGCAGCTCGCGCTCGTCATAAAGCCCCGGCTGTCCAACCCCACTGCCGCCACGCCCACCAGTTGGAAGCGGCGGTAGAGGCGGTACTGGGGCCGACCATGCTCCAACCGCAGCCACTCGACGCGCCAGTCGTCGCAGGTGAGCGCCTGGTCGAAGTGTAGGAAGCGGAGTTTGCGCTCCACGGCCAGGATGGCGCTGTCCGACGGCGTGCCGACCAGCCACTCACACCGGTGCACCAGGCGGCGCAGCCTGCGCGACATGGACGCGCCCAGCACGTCCGACCAGGCCACTGAGAGGTCGCTCATTTTGCGCGGCGGGAAGAGGGCAAGTTGGTGTGCGGTCAAACTATGCCCTCCCCTGCTGGCTGAGCCACCACTTTCCCCGACTCAATCCAGCCCTGGAACACCTTCGCAGCGTATTTGTTCACGTCGTCAGCGCCCCAGGATTTGGCGATTGTTCGCGCATCGTCCATCGTCAGCGGCTTCTCCCCCGGCGGCTTGAACGCCTGCGCCGCCTCGTCTACCAGCGCCCATAATGCCATGTCCTCGTCAGCCTTGAGTGGGCTGACTGGCAGCGCTTCGAAGCGCAATTCTACCGACTCCCCCAGGCAATCGCCAAGCACGCGGCGGATATTGCGGTAGAGCCGGTGCTGGCACATGTCTTTCGCATAGTTATTCTTAACACCGATTACCCACACCTCGCCGTCCATGCCAAGCAGTTTCCCACCTCGAAGCCAGGTCTCGAAGCTGAAGCGATCAAGCTGAATTTCAAGCTGGCCGTAGGCAGCGGTCCAGGCGTCAATCTGCCTTTGGGTTGGCGCCGTGTTTTTTAGCACAGGTGATTCTGGGGTTGGTTCTTTACGGTCAATCGTCGTCATCGTCGGTGGGGATGAAGATGATGATTCTTGACTATCCGAAGACGATGACGGTTCAACTGACGGTTCAACTGAAGGTTCAAATACTGTGGGATTCGGTGTCACCGCGTTCACCCCCTGGGGTGTCGCCTCTGACGCCTCTGGGGTGTCACCGCGTTCACCCCTGGGGTGTCGCCTCTGACGCCTCTGGGGTGTCACCGCGTTCACCTCGGTGGGCATGATAAGTGTGTAGCGATTCGTGTTGCCATGCGCCGTTTCCACGCCGTCGCCCTGGTGGACAATGACCTCACCGGCCGCCTCAAGTTTGCGGATGAGTTTCTGGGCATTACGCTCACTCATCCGGGTCTTCTTTGCCAGTGTACCAACGCCCGGCCAGCAGTCGCCGTCGTCATTTGCCATGTCGGCAATTGCCAGCATCATGACCAGGGCGCTGCCTTTTTGCTTCGAACGCGCCCAGACATAAGTCATGGCTTTTATGCTCATGAAGTAATCCCTTTTATGAATTCGATGTCTTCTGGCACAAGCTGGAACCACTCGCCATTTACTCGCTTGGAGGAGAATTTTTTATGCAATGACCGCTCCAATTTGTACATATTCGCGGTCTCAATAAGATGCACAAACTGAACCTCAAAGGGAAGTTGAATCCCAAATGTTTTCATCCTGTCATCGGGGTTCTTTGTGCGCCCAATCTTGTAAGCACCCGTAGGAGATTGAATTAGATAAACATAGCCAGGATAGGCTTTTTGCTCCCGTTCCAGTTGTTTAGCGCGTTTAGATTCATCCAGCAAGGCTTTTTGTTCTCGTCGTTCTACCTCGGCCAGCAGCGCCGCCGTATAAGCCTCATCCGCCTCGCTGAAATCCAAATCCTTAAATGCGGCGTGCGTTCGCTTGAGTTCAGACCCCTCAAGTAGCATTTTGAGATCATCATCTTCCCAGTTGGACAAATGCCGATTTAGTGCTCGCTTATCCATACTGGCATAAGACGAGGCATATTCCTCGAAATGGCACGATAGTCCAACAAGGGGATATAGGTCAATCGCCTTCTTCAGCGCTTCCAGAAAACCGGGCATCTCCACTTCATATCGGGGATCAATCACAACTCCATCACCAGACAGCAAACCGTAGTGCATCTGGAAGGTGTAGTCCCCGAAGGTGTAGCCAATTGTCATCGCCATGCTATGAGACCTCGCGCTAGAACGTTCGTTTCATACTTCTATTATAAGACTTCTAATAGAAGGTGTCAAACTTGTACGCTTGTAAACTTGACAAGTCTGTACAGAATTTCTTATACTAGAAGCATGGAAAAGACACCTCGTAAAAACCAAAAACAGTATCCGAAAGACCCGCCGGTGTCGTTTTACCTCGGCAAAGGCGAGATCCGAGAGCGCCGCATTGCGATGCTCGTTGACCTGGCTGAACAACTCGCCGACGGTAAACCCACCCGACTCCTCCAGGACATCGCCGACGGCAAAATCAAGCTGGTCAAAGAACCGGCTTAGTCTAACCACTCTTCCCCTCCCCTATCGCCTTCAGTACGCCCAGCGCGCTCTTGCAGTCGTCGAGCGCCCGGTGCTCCTGCCCCACGTCAATGCCGAAGCGCTGGCAGGCCGTTGTGAGCTTCTGCCACCGAAAACTCTCGTGATAATCGTTCCAGTCGCCCCACCAGGTGGCGTACAGTTCCATGATGCACTCGTAGGCCAGAGGCACGATGCGCGGCAGCTTGTGCCGGTCACAACTGGCGTCGAGCATTCGCCAGTCGTAATTCGCGTTGTAGGCGAGCACGAGCTTGCCGTCCAGCGACTCGCGGATGGAGGGGTAGACCTGCGGGAAGGTGGGAGCAGCGGCCACCCTTTCGTCGGTGATGCCGTGCCGGTCGCTGTTAGTGATCGCCTGGTTGGGGCGGATGAGCGTGTCGAGCAGGACTGCGCCGCGCTGGTCAATGATGGCGATAGAGATGATTTCGTCGCTGGAATTAAAACCAGTGGTCTCGGTGTCGAAGAGCACGAACTGCCCGGCGGACAGCTCGCGGGCGAGTGCGACCACCTTTTCTTTCTGCTCGCGCTGCCAGGCGAAGGAGCCGAAGGGGTATTCAGTTTTCATTCGTCGTACTCCTCATCGTAGAGAATGTGCCCGCAGATGCAGCACTGATAAACGTTGTTGAAGCGATTCCATTTGATCGCCCGGCGCGGGTGGATGCAGACCTCATCCTCGCCACGCGGAATCCGGTGCTGGCGGCCTATGGGGTCGTGTACAGGGGGCGCGTTCGGGGTGGCGTCCCGGAGTCCGTAGCGCCTGGCTCTCATGTCCGTTGGCCCCTCGGCCAGACGACGCGGGTGTAGGGAAGGCAATCCGCTCTCCGGTAGACCCCGCCCAGGTTGTGCAGGCGTGCCGAGGCCAGGAGCACCAGCGCGTAGTGCATGTGGATGCCTTCGACGGTGGGGTTACGCCGACAGCCTTCGTGCGCGCCGACGAGCATTCGGGTGAAGCGATCTGCGATCATGGCGCGACTTGATCCTGTCGCCGGTCAATTCCATCCGCGAAGCGGACAAGGTCGCCTCCGGCGATGGAGTTTAGATCTATACCCGCTTCGCGGGCAGGATGATCCGGTTGCTCCCCTTTAGCAATGGTGTGGCGCAGGTGGCCGAGGAAGGCCTGCACGTCGAAGATGTCCTCGGTGATCGTGTCGGGTACGTCCTTCGTCAGGCCATCGGCGAAGTCGAGAATGCGGCGCAGCGCAGGCAGGAGGTCGCGCACCTGAGCCGTCGTGTAGTCGCGGTGGGCGTTGACGGCGCGGGTGATGGCGTAGGCCACGTCGCTGCCGATGCCGCCGCTGTAGTAGGCGAACGCGAGATTCTGGCCCTTCCGGTCGGAGATATGGAAGCGATCCGGCCCCTTCGTGACCACCCAGGGACGGGGGGCGATGGCGTCGAGGGCGGAGGGCGTTTCGCTATCCCCTTTAGGACTGGTGGGCGGGGCGGGCGGCGTGTCGGGCGGGAGCACACGGGGGTGCTCCCCTACACCGCCGTTGTTCGTTGGTTCGATGCGCTCCAGATAGGCGCGCTTGATGGGACGGACGCCGTTGGCGGTCTCGACCTGGGCGGCGTCGCCGACGAAGCCGACGATGGGGCCGCCCTGGTTCGTGTGGATGTTGCGCACAGTGTCGCCGACCTCAAGTTTGGCGGACGGAGTTGGAGCGGTTGATTTCATCTCAACGTCCGACGCGGGCTTCACCGGCAGATGCGGTGGGAGGGTGGCGAGTTCTTTATCGAGATCGGCGTTGATGGCGGCCATGTCGAGGTTATCAGCAGGCTTTGTATCGGCGAGATGATAATCCTTGCGCCACGCCTGATAACCATCTTCGGTCCCGGGCTTACAATCCTTGACCAGCCATGTCCCCTCAATACCGGTTGCCAGGCTCGTCACACGCAGAGTCGTCGAATGAGCCTGCATCACGCGCCCATAGGTGTCAATCGCTTTGTTCAGCGCGTAGCTGTCTGCCGGGTAGCGTCCCGTGTTCGCTTCGCAGGCGAGCTGATCGAGACGGCGCCAGGTGTCCTCTTTGCTGGCCGCGAGATCGGTAAGCACCTTTGCGCCTGGCTGAAGCCGCTCCATGATCGTGGACTTGTCGAGATTGAACTTCTCGACCTGCGTCCAGAAGGGCATCCCGTTGGATAGACCCCAATGTTTGACGGCGCGCGTTTTGCCGTCCGCTCCGGTTCGTTTGCTGGACTGGTAAGCGTTACCAGTTGAGCGGACGCTTGAGACGAATGGATGTGATACACAACAGTAGCGCGCGATTTCCCGGTCTGACATCTTGACGAGTTCTGAATCTTTGAGCAGCAATTCCACTGCCCGGCGCTTGTCGGCGTTCGTCCGGCGCAGGCCATGTGTCGCGTTCGCGCCTACCGAACAGAGCAGCGCATCTCGCCTGCCGCCCGGCTTCACGTCGGCCAGGATGTGCGGTATGCCAGCCTGTTCAGCCGCCGCGACGCGATGCCAACCATCGGCGAGCCAGAGTTTGCCGCTGCCCGACTCGTGGAAGAGCGTAATGGGCGGCAGCAGCTTGCCCTCGCGGTAGGCGTCCGCGTAGTCGGCCACGGTCTCGGCGTGCAGGGCGACACGGCTCTGGATTGCCTCGTCACGGTGAATACGTTCGATAGAAATGGGTTCGGTGCTCATCGCCCGAACCCCGCGTCGCGGCTGCCAACGAGCGGCACGCTCACCACCGGCTGTGCGATCTCCTCGATCACCCAACGGGTGCGGATGGGATTGTGATGGATGTCCATCTCGGTGTAGCGGAGGCGTATGTAGCGCGATCCCCGCCAGACCTCTTTGACTTCGGTGACGGTATTGGGGCCGTACAGGTAGACAATCATGCGATCTCCTTTTGTTTCATATGGGCTTCCAGTTCTCGATACAGCAGGGTGACGCGCGCAATCTCGGCCTGTTCGTGGCGGATGAGCGCGCGCTGCAAGGACAGGGCATCCCGGGCCTCGCGCTTCAGGCGCTTGAGCAGGATGTCGCGCGTCTCGTGGTCGGCCTCGAACACAGCAATGATTTTGTCCCATTCCTCGGCGAAGCCTGCTCGCAGCTCCTCTGGGTTTTGCAGTCCAGCCAGCCGCTGGCGGTGACGCCACACCGAGTCGGCGTAGGCGCGCAGGCCGTTGGCGTCGCGCAGGGCGCGGAATGCGTCGAGCGAGAAGAGACTCACGCGCGCCTCCTGCTGCGTGAAAAGTTGAACCAGATGTTGCTCTCGTGGGTTTTCCACGCGAGATATTCGAGATGGGCGTCGTCGGGGCTGGCGGCGGTGACGGCGAGCCTCCAACCGCGCCTATCAGTTTCCCTGTCGTTGTGATAATGCCATGCCTGGAAGGACGGGCCGCTCCTCGTTACATTGTCGTAGGCCAATTCCGGGGCGAAGGCGCTGCCCAGGATGAGGGCGACGATGCACGAGATGGCGCGCAGCCGGGCGAAATCAGTATTCAGCACCCCCCCGCCACAAGGGGGCATGTCGAATTGGGCGTCGCCCCCCTTCAGCTTGAAGCGGGACGGCGCGCGGGTGATGCACCAATCCTGAAACAGAACCGTGTCGCCGATCTTCATACGTGAGAGGTGGAAGTGCAATTGGGCGTCGAGGGCGAGGTGATTCACGGCAACCTCCTCAAGTTAGCACGGATCAACTGGTGCAGCCGACGGCGACGGTGGCGATGCCTGAGCCTTGGGGGCAGGAACGCGCGGACGTAATGCGCTTTGCGGGCGCGGAAGCTGTCTGGAGAGAGGCCGAGGACTCGCATAAACGGGCGCATGGTCAGCGTCTCCGGCTCATCGAAGCATGGTAGGAGACGTCGCGGTAGTAGTTGCCGCGCTCATGCTCAGGAAAGACGACCAGGGCAGCATCGTGCGGCAGCGGTGTGCCCTCTGACAGCACCGCGCTGGCTTCGTGGGCGCCGAACAGCATAAGCACCGTCCAGCCAGTTTCATTTTCGCATAGCACGAAGGTAGCCGCGCAGCGCCGGTTGTAAAACAGGATGTTGGCGTGGACAACGTTCGTAGGCAGCAGCACCTCTCCGTTGTGGTTCGACATGGTTAGTCCCCTTTCGCATCCATCGTGACGGCGAGATAGGCGAGCTTGCCAGCGACGATGCGCAGGTGGTTGAGGGCGGACTGCGCCTCCCGCTGCACGTCCTCGTCCTCCGGTTCATAGGCGCGGATGAAGGCGGCGATGCGGCGATAGTCTTCCATGACTCGCTCAGCACACTCCGTGAGGGTGGCTTGTCCGTTTTCAGTGCACACGGCGGCCACCGATAGGAAAGAGATACCTGGGCGTAACCCAGGTATGGCGGCCATCGAGGTCAATCTTCACACGCTTCTTCCCCACCTTGACCACCTCGACCCGTTCGGGCGGAAACTTGAAGCCGTGCCATTTGATACGGGTGTCATACAAGAGGAGTGCACCTTCTTGAATAAATACTGGCATTGGAATATCCTTTCATTAAGGGGCGGGCCACACGTCCAGGTCTGTCCGCCCCAACTGATCGGTCGCGACCGATCATGGCCTCGAAAGAGGCTTTTCTTATTCCCACTCCTCGCAATCGACGATCGTGGGTAATATCCGGCGCGTGTCATAGTCCGGCGGATAAGGTTCTGTATCCATGTCCGGTTCGATGGCGACGGCTGTGCAGCTTTGCGTCTCGCCGAAATAATCGGCGGGCAGCTTACGAAGCTGGGACATCTCCCATTCCGACAGCTTGTGGAAGAACTCGTCGCCCTGGCCGGTAATGGGTGCTTGATTTTGCCCGCCGGGAGGCGGGTCTATATCTGAATTCCGCCCGCCTTGCGGGTCTGCATCTGGTTTCGTCGCCGGAGGCGACCTATGCCCCTCTGGGGCGAAACCATCCGGGCGACGGAATTCATCGCCGACAAAATCATGGCTAGACATTGGCTGTCTCCATAATCTGGCGCATGGCCTGGCCGATGGCAGCAGCGGCGTCGGGCGGAAGAAAGCTGGCGTCGCCGTAGACAAACAGGCGTGACCAGGCAATGGCGTCATGCTCGTTCAGCCCACAGGTCTCCATCAAAATGCGCTGAACGCCCAGTACCGTATCACCTCGCGCGCCGTCCCAGGCGTCAATCTGGCGGTTGTATTCATTCTCGCCATGCGCACCGCGAATCAACCCGCCGACAAGCGGATGCCCGGCGTCCTGGTAGCGCACCGCATGAGCGAGTTCGTGGTGCTGGCGTTCCGCTTCTCGTTCGGCGAGGATCGCGCCGACGGCAACGGCGTTGAGGATATCTTTCTCGGCTGCTAGCCCTTTTACTTTTTGCCACGCGTCGCGCAGCCAGAGGCGCGACTGCTCATCGCCTCGCTCTTTGGCATCCTGGTTCATGCGGGAGAAGAAGGCGCGCACTTCGCCAAGGGTGAGCGCGGTATTGGTGTTGACGTGCTGCGCGATGAAGGCTTGTGCCTCCGCTTCGAGGGCGACATTGGGCGCTTTGGGGATGATGGCTACCATGAGTCGCCTCCAAAGGTGGGCACGAGCGCCCGCTGGTGATCGAGTAGATGGAGTGTGTGGGAGAAACCGAGTTGAAAGGCGGTCTGGATGCGCTGCCGCGACGTTTCCATGTAGCGCTCGGCGACGGACATGACCGGCTCGCCAAGGATTTCTTTTTCAAGTGGACTGGCTTCGATTACTGGTAGGTTGTCAATGATGGCGTCGGGCTGGCGCGCGGCAGGCTTCGAAGGCTCGGCTTCGGGTGAGGTATGTCTCGCCCCTGCGGGGTCGGGCGTGGGTTCGGCGGGTATGTCGCGGACGAGGACGACGTAGAGCTTGCTGCCCTTGAATTCAGCGTGCCACTTTTCGTAGCCGTCGTTGAGCAGCTTCTCCAGATCGGCGGCCATCACCTCGTTCATGAAGACCTGTTTGCGGGTGGTAGCCGTGCTGGGCAGCGCAGCGCGCAGCTTCTCCAGTTCGGGCTGGAGCTGGGCGGCGATGCCGTTCTGCATCTTGAGCAGGACGACCTGGTCTTCGAGGGCTTTGACGTAGGCGGGGTCGTAGAGTTTTAACCCCTCCCCGTTGGGCGGTGTGGTTAGTTCGACAGGCGCTTCGTTCATTTAACCCTCCGTTCGATGGATTCGAGGGCCGCCAGCAGTTGCGCGGCTTCGGGCACGTAGGGCGCGATGATTTCGAGGACGCGCTTGTGGGGGCAAGACCCCTCCCCATTCCTCCCCAAACATGGGGAGGGCGCAGCTTGGCCGTTGGTTACAGGTTTGGCTATAGGGGGGGTATAGGGGCGGTCACCGCTAATTTTGACCGCGCCATTTACCTTTACGGGCTGGTCAGGGTTGATGAGGGCGCGCGTGCCAGCTTCGGTGATGTGGTAGCCGCCGCCGTTGGAAGAAGCGATGTAGCCCTTTGCCATCAACCCTTTCACGCCATAGGCATTGTATGGGATGTCGTTGGTGGTGAGGCTGCCGCGACCTTCCAGGCGGGCGGCGTCGAGTGCCATGAGCTGCTCCAATTGTTTCTGTCCGATGGGTCTGTATTTGTTAGTAGGCAAAGGACGCTCCTTTGATAGGCGGGCGGACACGGGGGTCCGCCCCTACAAGGACAAGGCGGGCCGTGTCCCTACGGGCGAATGTGAACGGTCGCGACCGTTCAGTGCTATAATGAGATGGATTCAATAAGTACCCCTTTCCTCTGGTTGTTCTCACGTGAGCAAAAGCGCCTGTCTCCTCCCCGGAGCAGCGCTTTTCGATTTCGCCCCAGAGGGGTATAGATCGGCCTTTGGCCGACGAAATCGTATACGTTTTGATAGAGGTTCTTGCGTAAAGGAAGAATTGGGAATATAGTGTGAGTTACGGGGTACGAAACCTGCATTCCTGAACACATGGCTATAGTCCTCGACCTTCCTGAATGTGAAAGCGTTCGTGGGTGGTCTTGTGTGCTGTGTGGGCTGGTGGCGACCGACCCTGGTTGATTTCGTCGCCGGAGGCGATCTATACCCCTCTAGGGCGAAATCATGACCCTCACTGTGGAGCGGTGCGCAACGTCAAGCGGTGAGGGTAGTAGTAGCGGCGGCTTACTCTCGCACTAGTTTGATGGACCGGGGCGGGAGCAGGCTGCCTCTTTTTTTATTTACAAAATTCGTGAACCTTAAAATAGACCTTTAGTGTTCTAATAATTGTGCTACTTAATTCTCTTGTTCCAACATTATACGGAAAACCGTGTTCGATTGTCAGTTCAATTGCGGTTAGATTTTTGTGAAAACGGTATGAAGGCCGGGCTTGGCCTTTTTGATTCCCCCATGAAGGATGCGAGTGGTTCAAGTCTACACCCCTTTGGCAAAGCGGATTCCTAAAAACGGGCATTGCGAGTGTTCCAGTTCGGGCAATGAAACGTTAGAGTTTGGTTGACGTAAAGTGTGCTTCGCGTTAGTCTACATTTTACGTTTCTAAAGCAGCATACCCGTAGTATAATACAGCCTATGTTTTTCTGTCAAGTGGCGCTAATAAAGATTAGCGGTAGTTGATTTTAATAAGCGGGTGTGCTACACTACACGAAAGGTAAACGGGAGTGGCAAAAGTGAGAACCCGCATTGTTGAGCTAATGGCAAAGAAGCAGATTGAAACAGGTGTCCCGGTTGACACGACGACGCTTGTGCATGCCACGGGGTTATCGAGACCTACGGTTTTGAAGTGGATCAAGGGGCGCGTGTCGTCATTCGATGAACAGACCATCATCGCCTTTTGTCAATACTTCAACTGCGATGTGGGGGATTTGCTGACCATCAAGGAAAATGGCAACGGCGGAAAGTAGCGCCGTCTCCCCTGCCCTCTTATACTGGTGCATGATCGGTGCGCGACCGATCACATCACTGGTAAATGGAGGGGGCTATGCAGAAGGGCGAGCGTGTTGTGTTCGCGGTGTGGCTGGCGCTGGTGGCGCTGGGATTCTGGTGGACCGGTCAGTTGGAGGGGGTACTAAGATGAGACCTATCATTTTGCTGGTTCTGCTGATGGCGCTGACAGCGCCGGTGCTGGCGCAGGAAGATGTGCCTGATCTGCCGACAGAGTGTACAGCAGAGAGTATGACGGAACTGGTGGCGGCGTTGCAAGAACGAGTAGGGACTGCCTTACCGGCGATTGAGTCGGGCGACCTGGTGGGGGCGATGGACGCGCTCCAGCAGGTGCAGAACCGTCTTCAGGTGATGCGGGCGTTGTGTGACGCGCTGGTGTTTCAGGGATCGGCTAACATGGTGCTGGGGCCGGTGACGTTCCCGGCGGGCGTGTACCGGGCGCGGGTGATAACGGACGGGTACTTCATCGCGTCTGTGAATCCGCTGGAGGGCGAGTGCGGCGCAGGCACGTCGTTCTTTACGCCAGGGTTGTTTATTCTGAGCGAGGGGGAAGCGAACGCTGGCGCTGAGGCAATTTTTACCTCGCTGGAATGCACGGCGCTGATTGAAGTATCGAATGTGCGGCAGTCGTGGAAGCTGGAGTTTGAGCGGATTACAACAGGTTAGATGGAGGCGCCCTGGTTTCGGCAGGGCGCTCCTGACCCGCGATGGAAGTTCGGGTCACAATTCGCTAGTATAGCAAGAAAGGATGGATAGGCAAATGAAGGCAATTACGGTTATACATTCTGAGAAGGGCGGGGTGGGTAAGAGCACCCTGGCCGCCGCCCTGGCCGCCGGTCTGGCGGTGCTGGGCCGCAAGGTCGCACTCCTTGATGCCGACGAGCAGGGCAGCCTGACGAAATCGCTTGGCTTTCGCGCGTCGCCGGGATTCTACAACCTGCTGGTGCGGGACGCCGATTTGAAAGACTGCCTGCTGTTCGTCAGCCCGGAGGTCTATGCGGCACACGGGCGTGCGGAGGGTCAGCTTTTTCTGATGCCCGGCAACCTGGAGACGCGGGTGATTCCGATGCAGGTGCAGGAGGTGTGGAAACTGCGCCGCCGGCTGGAGCAGCTTCTCAAGGCAGGGGTGGACGACATCATCATTGATACTGCCCCTACCCCATCGCTCTTGCACTCCCTCATTTATGCGGCTGCCGATGCGATCATCTACCCGACGATATGCGAACGGCTGCCGATGGCGGGGCTGGTGGATTCGATGGCGCACACGGATGAGGCGACCGCGATGCGACGCCCGCACCTGGGGCCGATCCGCAAGCTGGCGATCATCCCGAATATGTATCGCAAATCCACCGTCGAGCATGAGGAAAACCTAAACCTGCTCGTCCGGCATTACGGCGAGCTGGTATGGCAGCCGCTGCCGCAGCGGATTACCTGGGCAGAAGCGAGCGGCCAGTCCCGCACCGTTTTTGCGGTTGCACCCCGAAGCGCCGCGTCCCGTGAAGCGCGGGCGCTGGTCGAGCGGCTGGCGGTGCAGTGATGGCCTCCAAGCGCGGGCGAGACCGCGAGAATCTGCTGGACAACAACGGTGCTGGCGGAGGCAGCCTCATCGACTTTGACCAGAGCATGTACGGCGCGATCGCGCACGTGGATGCTGGCCGGCAGGTGGCCGAACCCATTTCGATCTTCGAGATTTACCCCGACCTGGGCCAGCCGCGGCGCACGATTCCCAGCGACGTGCGGCAGGGGTGGGACGGGCTGCCCGACGGTGTGCCAGCTCTGCTCGATGCGTGGCTGGTGTATGGCATTGACGGATTGCCGCAAGCCAATTATCGGGAGTCGGTACGCCTGATGGTGCAGGGCGAGAGCGGATTCGACTACGAGGCGGCGGGGGAAGAATCTTCGGCAGGCGCGGCGCTGCGCAAGCTGGTCGAGGTGGCGGCTGGAATTTACCGCGACGGGCTGATTAATCCCATCACGGTAGCACGGGCAGGACTTGGTTACCGCCTGGAGACGGGCGAGCGGCGCTGGCTGGCGTACCACCTGCTGCACCTGCTGTTCGAGGGTGACGAGTGGGCGCAGATGCCGGCCCGCGTGGTGGAGACGCCCAACGTGTGGCGGCAGGCGGCGGAGAACAACGCGCGCGACAATTTGAACGCGATTGCCCGCGCTCGCCAGCTTGCCATTCTCATCATTGATGTGCTGGGCGCTGACCGTTTCCATCCCCTGGATGCCTTCGAGAGCGAGCGCGAGTATTACGCCCAGGTGGCGGACGGGGATGTGTACCGGATTCCGCGTGGGCAAACCGAACGGCTGCTGCAAGCGATGGGGTTGAAGGATGGAGGGCAAGTGCGCCAGTACCGGCGGTTGCTGCGGCTGCCGGATGCGGTGTGGCGGCTGGCCGACGACGAGAATTGGACGGAGGGCAAGCTTCGCAATTTTATCCCAAACGACGGCGATAGCGTTACAACTGTAACGGTAGGCGACTCCCCCACTGCTGACATGGTGGGCAGTATCCAGCAGTTTCTGGCCGAAGAACGGCGCAAGATTGAGAAGATCATGCGCAAATATGGCGCGGTAGGGCAGGGGGAGCGGCGGCAAATATCCCAACTGTTCGACGAGCACCGGCGCTGGCTGGAGAAGATTGAGCGAGGTGAGTAGATGGCAACCAAGCAAGAGATGGAGATACAAGACCTGGGTCACGGTCTCGCATCGCGGCATGGCGCACGCCCGGAATGGGACTGGCGTATGCTGTGCGCGTTGTTGTTCGTGGTCATCGATGAACAGCAGCGGCAGGTTGATGACCTGCGGGCACGGGTTGAGAAACTGGAACGGGGCGAGTGATGGTCAACTTTATTCCTGACGAGCGACAGCCGCAGCACCTGGAGACGCCGTTCTATGACGACATCACGGCCAAGGATATTCCGGGGTGCGCAACCGAGAAATCCATTGACCAGATACAGACCGAAATCAAGGCGGTGCTCAAGCGGCTGGATTGCGCCAATGTGCTGTTCATGACAGGCAAGACGAGTGACAAGCCCGTGCGCTATGGCTATCAGATTCACTTTACCCATTTTGGACAGAAGGGGCGGATTGATTGTGTGGCTCTGCCCATTCGCAACGAAACGCCCAGGAAGAAAGAACGGGCATTGGCGCAGGCGCTGTATCTGGTGCGAAACGCGCTCGAAGCGCAACTCTACGCCAAGTTCTACCAGCCGGGCTACGAGCCGATTGTGCCGTACCTGATTGACGACAAGGGTGTGACGATGATGCAGGCGCTGGTGGAGCGGGCGCTGCCGATGCTCAGTGACGGGCGGTGAGGGATGAGCGAGGTGAGTAGATGGCAGAGCACAAGTTCGACCCTACTGATGCCGCCCATCTGCAGGGCGCGGTCAAGAGCGAAGACGAAACGCGCGTTGAGCGCCTGCGCCAAGAGCACGCCATGATGAAAGCGCTGCTTGAGGAGATTGAGCGCAAGGCCCCTGCCGAACTGCTCACGAAGCCTACCCCGCAAGATTTCCAAGTGGCCTGGGCTTTTTCGGTGGCGGGCGTGAAAGTGCGTGCGCTGCTGAAATACCTGGTAGAGATGGAGTGAGGTGAGGGATGAGCGACGAAAAGTCACCGGAACTGGTTGAAGCGCCGGTCATGCTGAATTTTGCGGGCTGGATCGAAACCCCCTGTCCGTATTGCGGCAAACCGTTCACGCGCGAGGATGTCAAGGTGGTGCGAGTGGTTAATGTGTCGCCGCGTGTTCTCGCTCATGATGACTGCTATCGCGCTGCGCACCCAGAATTTGATGCGGTGAGGGTGAGCGAGCACGATTTTCAACAGGAGTTTGTCGAGATGTTCAAGCGTGAGGCAGCGGGGTATCCGCAGCCGGTGGCGGATTATCCACTCGGCGATGGCAAGCGGTTTGATTTGGCGTGGCCGGAGCAGCACGTTGCCGTCGGGTTGGCAAGCGGCAGCATTATCCTGACCACCAACGAGTGGACAGTCCTGGCGTTTACGCCACAGCACTGGGCGGCGGATTCGCAAGACATTATCAAGAGGGTCAGACGTGCGCTTGACGCCTGACCCGCTCTATGCTGCCGTTGCTGGCGGAGGGGCGGTGAGGGGGTGCGATGTCGAGATGAGAATCATCTACATGAGCTACACAGACATGCCAGGTGCCGCACCATACTTCCGTTACCTGCCGGATGGCAAACCGACGTACGATCTGGTGCTCGAAGGTGCAGAAATCATGGAGCTGGTAGCAACGAAGATTCACACCGACAGCACCCGCGACGATGACCCGATCATCGAGATTGTGGTTCTGACCGGGACCCCGATTAGTGCCGACGATGCCAATCGGATCACCCAGCAGGCGTATGATTGGCTGGTGGACGAGGGGCATATTCCCATACGCCGGAAAGGCGAGGAATAGAATGCCGAGGAGGCGAGGATGAGCGAGCACGAATTTCAACAGGAGTTCATTGATTTCTTTCGAGCTGCCGCACCCAGTTATCCGCAGCCGGTGGCGGATTATCCACTCGGCGATGGCAAGCGGTTTGATTTGGCGTGGCCGGAGCAGCACGTTGCCGTCGGGTTGGCAAGCAGCAGCATTATCCTGACCACCAACGAGTGGACAGTGCTGGCGTTTTCGCCACAGCACTGGGCGGCTGATTCGCAAGACATTATCAGACGGGTCAGACGCCTCCTTGACGCCTGACCCCACTCTGTGCTACGCTG